CTACAATCAGCAGATACAGACGCTGACGGGCCTCTCCGGCGCTAACATCATGCCGGCGAACGCAGCGCAGATGATGGGGGCGGCTGGAGCGGCGCAGGGTAGCTTCGGAGCCGGTCTCCAGTCCACTCTAGGAAGCGTTGGAAATCTAATCAACCGATTCTTCCCAGATACCACGCCGGCGTTCGGCCAGATGGGCACTACAGGATACCCTGTGACAGGCGGAGCTGGTACTGACCCGAGTATGTATGGGTGGTCGCCGTACAGCCCAAGCGTTGTCGCAGGTGACGCTTCTGCAGGCGGAGGCGGGCTAGCAGGAGGGGCTCCGGACTGGCTGGGATGGACCGGCGACACCGGCGCAGGCGGCTTCGATATGACTGCCGGCGCTGGAGCAGGAGGGATCGACCTATCGGGGCTGTTCCAGGGGTAGCGCCTACCTTCGCCCCTGGGACTGTTGGACAGGTAGGCGCTGCCGGCGTACCCACGCTCGGCAACCTGAGCGGCCTGCAAGCTGCTCAGCTCGGCCTTGCCGGCGCTGGCAACATTCTAGGGGTGATGCAGGGGCTGCAGGCAGGAGGACTTTCGGGATATGGACAAGCAGGCATCAATCTCGGGGCGCTCGCCACTCGGGGCCTGGGAGCAACTGGAGCTATTTCCGGGGCTACAGCATCCGAACTCGGCTCCGCTCTGGGGTACGCAGCCATCCCTCTATCCGTTTATAACTTCGCCAAGAATTGGCAGAGCGGCAGCACTTGGAGCGACGCGCTCGCCGGCGCCTCGACCGGCGCAGCCATCGGATCAGTCGTTCCGGGGATCGGAACCTTGATTGGAGCAGGACTAGGAGCGGGGATCGGGGCGCTATCGTCCGCCTTTGGCGGAGGGAGAACGTCGGCGGAGGCCTACGGACAGCGCGGAATTGATGTGTCGCTGGCGGGAGCGACGACGGGGCAGAGGTCGCAGGCATTCGGGCAAGCCTCTCCATCCCAGTCCATCCAGTACATCCAGGGTGCGATGAGCGCCCACGACCAGTCTCCCGGCCACGCCGAGCCGATCCAGCTCGTCTGGGGCAAGGACAACGTGAACGGCTTTGTGACGGACATGACGAGCTATATAGATTCCCAGATCCAGTCCGGAAAGCTCGCCCCCAACACCCCGCCGCAGCAGATCTATCAGCAGGTAGTCGCGCCTTGGCTGGCTTCGAAGGGCGCCTCCATTAACCCGAACCAGTACGATGTGCAGGGGAATCCGGAGGGCCAGAACCTGATAGATGCGGTCACGCAGGTCATCGGATTGTATCAGATGGGAGCGCTGACTGCCCAGACGCCGGTGGGTGCGCAGGGACAGACGATCTCCGGCCTAGTCGCCTACGGAGCGTAGTGTATGCCCGGTCCAACTTTGGGTTCGATTGCGGAAGGTGCAGTTGGTCAGCAGCTCGACCTTCAGGCGGTCCAGTTGGGCCAGTACAAGGTGGCGGAGGCGCCTATACAGCTAGCGACAGAGCGCATCCAGCTCCAGCGAGACCAGCTTCAGTTGCAGAGGGAACTGACGCTGGCTCAGCTGATGGCGCAGGGCTCCCGCTATGCTCCGGGTGGGGCGGAGCAGGAAGGGGCGTTCGGCGGAGTGGGAGGACTCGCCGGCAACCTGATGCAGATTGCGAATTGGGAGGTGATGGCCGGGATGCCGGATCAGGCGGCGAAGACGGCCACCTCTGCCGCTCGGCTAATGGATGCTTCGTCCAGAACCGATTATCGCAACTACCGTGTCCAGACGGAGCAGATCTCCCGCTTCACCAACATGCTGGATACAGTCTCGAACGACGAAGCCGGGTGGTCTCAGATCGTCACGGAGATGGGTCGAGATCCAGCTATGGCTAGAAATCCTAAATTCCAGCAGCTCGCTAGGACGCCCTACGATCCGACGCTATTCGATCGGCTGAAGGCGGGAGCGGCTACGCTGAGGGAGCAAGCGGAGATAAACTATCGCTTGGCTGCGACTAGGAACCAGACGGCGCTGGCGGATCTGGCGCCGCTGAATCGGCAGTTGAAGGAGAGTCAGATACGCGCCAACGACGCGCTGGCTCGGAAGAGGGATGGATCAGGAGTGACGCCGGTGAAGGCGGATGACCGAAAGGCCATCGCGGAGCTGTCTATGTCAGATTTCCCTGGCACCATGCCGGGGACGCGGGAGCAGGTTGATAGGAGAGTGGCAGAGGATATGGTGAGGCTGTTACGGTCGAACCCGAACATCACTCAGAGTGAGGCAGCTCACGAGGCCTATGCGAGGGATAAGTATATGTACATCGGCCTCCCGATGATGCCGAAGACGCCAGGGACTAGGCCGGAACTAGCTCTGGATGCGCCGGCACGGGAGAAGGGCCAGACGCCGGAGCAATGGCTGGGCTCTCTGGAGCAGGGACAGTGGTACAAGTTCCCTGCCGATCCAAGGGACCCCAAGAGTCCGCTGATCCCTAGAGTGGTGATCGGGAACAAGGCTTACTCACTGGATGAGCTGAGAGAGAATAGGCGGCTGCAGCGGGAGGCGATGGGGATGGGAGGGGAGCCGGGGAGCCTGCCGGGAGAGGAGGATGAGGATTTGAGTGGAGATGAAGATGAGGGTCTGGAGTAATGCCGCTTGATCTGACAGAGTACGCTGGTGGCCAGCCCGGCGCTGCGGCGCCTCCTCCGGGAGGCCCGCCTCCGCTCCCGCCGGACGCTGGCGCTACGAGCGCAGTCCCGCCGGTACGAGGCCAAGATCTCCCTTGGCCCCAAGCCTCCCCGCTCATCCAGCAGTACGAGTCGGGAGGTAGGAACATCCCCAATTTCGCATTCAAGGCGCACGGCACTCCCGGCGACCCCGCCCGCACAGCCTTCGGACCGTGGCAGATCACGGATGAGAACTGGCGCGAGTATGCGCCTCAGGTCGGGATCGACCTGAAGCGATATCCCACCACCCGCTCCACTGTGAGCGCCGGTGACGACCAGTCTCGCCGGCTACAGGAGAGAGTTGCGAGGAGGCTGTACGAGGAGAAGGGCTGGGCACCGTGGGTGCCCTTCAATCCGCAGCTGGCGGCGGCGGTGGGAGGGGAAGTTGTTGCTCCCAGCCGGCGGCTTGGACGTATGCCGGCGATGCCCGGAGGGCTAGATCTCGGAGCGTACTTCGAGGCGCAGCCCAAGCCGCCCACGCTCGGAGAGCGGGTAAAGGCGATGGGGGCGAAGGTGGGAGCGGCTGCGGAGACGGCTGCTGAGAGGATCGGAGAGGAAGCCGGAAAGGCGGTGTTGGGTGCGAAGGCGGCGAGGGATCGGATGCTGGAGGCTACGGGGAAGGCTGCGCCGGTGGTGCAGGCGGCAGTGGATAAGGCGGCGAAGGCGACAGTGGAAGCGACTGACAAGGTTATCGAGAAGGGCACTCTCGCCGGCGAGGGCCATCCCCTCTCAGACTTCGTTGCAGGCATGCTCCAAGCCCGCGTTCCGAATCCTGTGCGGGTGTTCGTGGATACAGCCAACCAGACGGTGAATCCCCTCAAGGCGGCTGCAGACGCTTTCAGGGAGGCGTCGGATAGGGCGAAGGAAGCTGTAGACGATCCCAAGCATGAGTGGGGAGAGGGGAATCCCCTTCGGGCGCTGGCGGTTGTTACAGACGGCTTGCGGATAGTGATAGACCCACTCGTCACGGGAGCACTGTATACGGGAGGAGGGCTGCTTAATCCCTTCTGGCAAGCAGTGAAGCAGCCCACCGCCTCCGCCATCGGCCAAGGGCTGGATCGGCTCGGAGAGACTCTGGGGAGGTTCGATGTTAAGCAGCTGTCGGAAGAGGAGATCCGAGCAGACCCTGGCAAGCTAACGACCCTGAGAGGGTGGGGGCTGACCAGGGATCAGATCAAGGCTGACATTAAGTCCGTGAAGGAACTCGTGGATGTTGGCTTGGATGTGTATGGGGGTATGGTCGGAGGGCCGGAGATAGCGGCGCTGAAGATGGCTCCGGAGGTGGAGGCGTTTGCGAAGGCGGCGGGAAGGGCGACGGAGGCGGAGCGCCGGCAGAAGGCCTACCAAGCGGCGGCGATGGCTCAGCGGGAAGGGGCTATGACGCGGCAGGCGCTGCGGAATATAAGGATTGCCGTTAGTCCTCCAAAGTTAGCTCCCGATCCCGATGTAGGTCCGGTCCGATTGCTGGCGATGGGACTGGATCACTCCATGGGCTTCCAGAAGGCGCATGCTGAGATAGAGCCGTATCTGAGGAATCTGACCCACGGAACCGTGATGCCGCTCGGAGATCTGATGGACAAGATCCTTCCGCATACCAGCGGCTATGCCAAGGCCTTCACGGAGAAGATGCTGAAGCATATCGACAGGAACACTACGGTAGAGATCTTCAACAACGGCAATGATATTCCAGGGCAGGGGCCGAATGTAGCTGGGGATCATGATATTGTAAGGAACCATATTAGGTTGAGGGTAGATAGCTTCTACGGTGATGGCGCTGTTAACAACGTCATGCACGAAGCCATTCATTCCATCACTATATCGGTGATAGATAAGCTGGTTGGAGAGGAGCTGGATGCGGCTAGGCTAGCGAAGGGAAGCGAGCTGTCTAACTCTGAAATCATGGCTATCGTCAATAATCCTAAGAGTGACATGATAAAAGAGCTGGATATGATCATAGCTGAAGCAAAGGCTAGGGTGCTGAAGTCTGGAAGGAGCTTGGAGGCTCGGGCGTTCTACGGAATTAGGGGTGCCAAAGGCCCGAGGATACAAGCTGGTGCAACGCAGCCAAATATTTGGGATGTGGCTCACCACGCTATGTCACCCCGGTACGAGTTTCTGGCAGAGGTGTTCACAAGGACTGATTTTCAGGAGTTCCTTGCTAACTCTGAGAAGTATGCCTCTCCGAAGTATAAGTTTAGGAATCTGATGCGGCAGATGACGACTTGGATCGGGCAGCACCTGGGGATTACCGACCCGAAGGAACTGGGGCTGCTGGATGCGGCGCTGAGGTCAGGGACGAGGATGATGGAGACTCAGACAGCGATGGGAGGACAGAAGGCGATCGTGACGCCGGCTAGGAGGTGGATTGGAGACTACGCTTGGGCCGCTGCTAAGAGGAATCAGCCGACGATAGTGGCGAGGGATGCAGAGGGAGCGATAACAGCAGGGGACATTCGGAACGCTACGACACAGATCTTGCCGCCGGTCGAGCGGCCACCAGAACCTATAAGGCAAGTTTTGCCGGTAGGAGCTGCTCCGCGCCTGCCACCGGAAGTCGGTAGGGCTATCAAGGCTGCTGAAACCGATACGAGGATCTCTATCGAGAGGTGGCTGCGGTCGCTGGCGCCGGAGATGCTGAGCAGGAACGCGAAGCTGGGCGCGGCGGTTATAGCGAAGGCGCTCACCCGCTACGAACAGGCGGTGGCGGCGGTCACCTACGGGTCGAGGACTCGGTTGCGGTTCTGGGCTTCGCGGAAAGACCAAGCAATGGACTTCATAGATAGGTATGAGAAGGGAGGGCCGGCGGCGTTCCACGATAATCCAGTGCTGCGGGATCTGGCTGAGCATTACAAGAGGTGGGCGGAGCGGCTGGCGAAGAAGGATATTGGGAATGGGCTGCAATACGAGCCGCGCGACCACTATCTCTACCACGTCTTCTTGGATCAGGAAGGGGTGGCGGATTACTTCAACAAGAAGTATGGGAGTAAGTGGCTCGATCCGGACTTCGTGAAGGATCGAGTCTTTGATCTGTATAAAGAGGCGCGGGATGCGGGCTTCACCCCGAAGTACGACAATCCGGAGGATATCATGCTGGCTCGGGATTATGCCTCCAGCATGGCAGAGGAGCGAATCAATATTCTGGACGAGCTGGCTAGCCACGGACTGGCCATCCGGAAGATGCCGAAGGAGGAGGAGCGGATCATCGTAGGGGCGCACCCGGTGACTGGAGAGATCGGAGTGCATATCTTCCCGGAGAAGCCGGCGACCGAGAAGCCTCCGAATACAGAGACCGTGCGGTCGCCCACCGGCGACATCTTCTTCGTGGACAAAGATGTACATCTGGTACTGCACAATGCGATGTTCTCGAAGGGACTGTGGGAGCTGGAGGGGCTGGAGGGGAGGGCGTTCCGGGGGTTTATGAGTCTGAAGAATGCCGTGGTGCCCTACCGGCTGGCATTCAGTCTGTTCCACCCCCTCCACATTGCGGGGATTGATATGGCAGCGGGAATGACCCGCGCTACTGCGGACATGCTCGCCGGCAAGATCCATCCCGTCACTTGGCTGGCGAAGTCGCTCGAGAGCGGCTTCAACCCGATCATGGAGACCATCAATATACCCTTCGGGAGGGGCGGGTGGCGGGTGGTGCGAGCGTTTGAGGGGAAGATACCAGAGGAGCTACTGACTGAGGACGAGCGGCTGGCGCTCAAGACCGTCTTCGAGATGGGCATCACGCCGAAGATGTCCTCTATCCATCGCTCCAACGCCCGAGCGAACTTCATGCAGGCCATGACGGACCTGATAGTAGATGCCAAGCGGGGGAGGCCGGTGAGAACGGTCTGGGATGCTTCTCGGGCCACTTGGCATCTACCCTTCGCAACAATGAGCGCCCTTGCGCACCCGATCTTCGAGGTGTGGATACCGAGCTTGAAGACGGCATCGGCTCTAAAAGATGCAGCGAGCTGGATAGCGCGCAACCCGGAACTGGCGGCGAACGACTCGCAGCGCCTGCTCCATATGCGCCGGCTCGGGAAGAGTGTTGAGAACCGCTACGGAGAGATGGCCTACAACAAGCTGTTTTGGCAGAAGTGGATTAAGGATGTAGCGGTAGCGGATACGCTGAGCCTCGGTTGGCAGCTGGGCTTCCTTCGGGAGTACGGAGGTGGCGCGATGCAGCTCGGAAAGCTTGCTACGCACTTCCCGCAGGGACTCCAGATGGCCAAGAAGGGAGAGCTGGATAAGCTTCTCTTCGTCAGCCACTATACGATTCTGGGGGCGGGGCTGGGCGGGCTAATGACCTGGGCGATGACCGGCAAGCCGCCGGAGGGCCTGATGGACTACGTAAATCCGAGGACGGGGAAGACGAATCCGGACGGTACTCCGCAGCGCGTGACGACGATGTTCTATTCGAGGGAGTTTGCGGCGCTCTATAAGCATATGGAGAACGAGGGCCTTGCCGCCGGCGTGAGCCGGGAGATTCTGAACAAGGGCTCCGGGATCTTGAGCCTGATACATGAGAGCTGGACCGGCATCAATGAGTTCGGGCAGCATGTGAGGGATGAGGACGCTGACTTTATGACGCAAGTGGAGCAGCAGGTCGCCTACTCACTGGCGCAGCTCGAGCCGATTTCGATGAGGGCGGTGGATTGGCACTGGAGGACGAATAGCCTCTCGGAGCTGCCGGGGAAGATGGCAGAGGGAGCGACGCCCCTCTCCGTGTTGGGCTTCGCGCCGGAGCCGAAGTACATGCAGGAGACCAAGACGACGGCTGGCATCAAGGATACCTATCGGAGATTCGTCGCCGGCAGAGAGACGCCCTATGAGGCAGCTGAGAGATCAGAGCAGTATGCGAAGTTGCGAGACGCCTACCGGAAGGGATCGGGAGAGTGGCCGAAGATCCTGAACCAAATGTCTGTGGATCACAAGCTGACCGGGAAGCAGCAGGCGCATCTGATCCGCTCCCTGAATGAGAACCTCACGCCGGAGATGCGGATGTTCATCAGCTTGGGTCGATGGCCAGAGAAGCAGCAAGCGCTGCTGGACAAAATGTCGCCGGCGGAGCGCCGAATGTATCTGCCGCACGCCGCCAAGACGATCCGGTGGACCTACCGGCCGCCGGAGCGGAGGCCGAAGCAGCCATGAAGGTACTGGTTCTGGACAATGCCGGCGAGGCGGGAGGGCTGGATCTGGCCATCCGCGCCCGCGACGCCAGTCACGAAGTCCGCTACTGGCTTCCCCCTTTCAAGGGTCAGGGCGGCCCTCGCCCCTACGGGGACGGACTGGTGGATAAGGTGGAGGATTATCGCCCCTGGATGAAGTGGGCGGAGCTGATCGTGCTGACCGGCAACGCTGATCACATGGACGATCTCGCGGAGTATTTCGGAAAGGGCTATCCGATCTTCGGCACAAATCCGAAGGCTGCGGCGCTGGAGTGCGATCGAGCGGAGGGCCAACGTGTGCTTGCGGAGGCCGGGATTGAGACCCTCCCATATAAGGTTGTTTCCAGCGCCAAGGAGGCACTGGCGCTGATCATCGAATCGCGCTCGCCTTGGGTGATGAAGCCGTGGGGAGGGGAGTGCGACAAGGCAATGACCTATGTGGCGGAGACTATGGATGATGCGATCTTCACCATCCTGCGGTGGGAGAAGGAGGGGCGGTGGAAAGGCCAGATGATGATGCAGGAGAAGGTGGAGGGGATCGAGATTGGGATCTCGGGGATGTTCGGGCCTGGCGGCTGGTGCCACGCTTTAGAGGAGTCTTTCGAGCACAAGAAGTTTCTGGTCGGAAACTTGGGAGAGAACACCGGCGAGATGGGGACTGTGATCCGGCACGTTGGGAAGAGTAAGCTGTTTGGGCAGCTGCTCGAGCCGATAGAGGATCAGCTGCATCAGCTCAACTTTGTGGGCGACTGCAATGTGAACTGCATTGTGGATAAGCGGGGAGGGGTGTGGCCGCTGGAGTTCACGATCCGGCTCGGATGGCCAGACTACTGTATCCGGCAGGCCGTTCTGAGGGGAGACCCGGTGGAATGGATGGCGGCGCTGCTCGCCGGCGAGGATCGCTTCGATCCTCAGATGGGCCGGATAGCGGTGGGCGTGTGCCTGATGCATGGGGACTTCCCGCGAGGAGGAGATGCCCGTCCGAAGGACCCGCTTGGGACCTGGGCCGGCTATCCCATCTATGGGATCTCGAATCGGGTGGAGGATGCGCTGCATTGGCAGGAGGCGATGGTCTCTCCGACGCCGGCGCTGGTTGGCGATAGTGTGAAGGAGATCTCGATGGTCTGCACTGCCGGCAACTTCCCGATGGTGGTGACGGGGACCGGAGAGACGGTGCGGGAGGCTGCTGGCGAGGCCTATCAGGTGGCCTGGGGCCTCCATATCCCCTCCAACCTAATGTTCCGAACGGATATAGGCGACGGCTTGGAGCTGGACCTGCCCCGGCTCCAGAAGCACGGCTTCGCTAAGGGGATGCGCTACGATGGCCGTTAGGCCGGTATACGGACCAGAGGATTATTTCGCCCCTGGAGATTGGAACATCATATGTTCCATCTGCGGTACGAAGATGAAGTTCAGCCATGCCGTGCAGAACTGGCAGGGCCAGTGGCGGCATCCGAAGTGCGATGAGGAGCGCCACCCGCAGGACTTCGTACATTCGCGGAATGCGCAGGAGATGGCTATTCCGTATCCGCAGTATCCGGGGGAGGCTTACGCGGAAGCGTGCGATCTGAATGGGATCTCTGCGATACCGAACCTGGCGATTCCGGATTGCTCGATCCCCGACAACCCGATCACTATGGAGGTGCCGGGGAGCGAATGCCAGCCGTTCGGCCACACCGCTATTCCAGATGAGGCGGAGCCGAACTGTGCTATACCGGATGAGAAGTGTGTAACTGGAGCCGCCACGCCCGGCGTGGTGAAGCGATAGAGGGAACTGAATATGGAAGCTAATCGAGTTCGTACCTTCGGTCAGCCCTTTAGGCCGATGGACTTCGTGCCGAGAGCGCCGCCGGCGATCCCGGCGTGGTGGCTGAACAGCCTCGACGTGCTGGAATTCGACGTGTTCCAAGGGGCGCAGACCGTGCAGGAGGTTCTCGATGCGCTGGGATTGAGTGGAGGGGGGATAGGTGCTTGGCCTCCGGTACCGCCGGTGTATGTGACAGGGCCTTGGTTCTTCAATGGGCAGACGGATGAAACGGCAGTTGTGATCGTGCCGGCGGTTGCATCTTCCGGCGCTCCGAGGAACGTAGTTGGTCTAGGAGTTGAGCTTGGTGCTCAGACTGTTCCTAACCAGTGGGCTGAGCAGATATGGGGAATGGGTGCAGCGCCGGGTTGCAGCAACGGGCTTGGGATTAGCGCCGGCACGAATGCCTCCGATTGGGCGCTGCTCATCCAGAACGCTGCTCAGACGTCTAACTTCTTCGGTATTCGGGGGGATGGCAGTGGGTTTCTGGGAGTGCCGCCGAACCAGATTCTGTGGAATTCAGCCGGGAGTTGGGTACTGCCGGCGAACTGGCCGGGAGGCGGGGGTGGGGTGATCTCCACTGTAACCGCTCCGTTCAGCGTCCAGGCCCAGGTTACCAATCCAGAGGGCATATCTTCTGTACAGACTGTACTCTCCGTTGCCAACCCCTATTCGCCAACGGTCGGCATCAACATGATTGCGCCAGTGTCGATCTCTCCAGGAAACGATTGGTCGAGCGGAGTCATTCTGCGGCTGTCGGGGCAGGTCGGATACGACTGCGCATCGGTGTATGCGGCCTCGCAGACTGCAATCAGCACAGTTCCGCCGGGTCCGAACGATGCAAATTACTGGGCCTTGCGGGTTGCTGAGAATCCGGCAGGGTCAGCACCTGGAGCTTCTAACGGATTGAAGGTCTCCGTCGGGGCGGTTGCCGGCGACACGCCCTTCATGGTTTGTAAGGGGATCGCCTATGGTGCGCTCCGAGGGAGCGAGCCACCGGGATCTATTGCTATCCTAGTGGATGGTAATATGGGAGGGACCATAGGTCCACAGATGACCAGCCCCACCGGCGTCTCCTTCAGTTGGGACACCGCTGGCCACTTCTACGTCGGGTCGGCGCTGCTGCCAGGGTCGGCCTCGCCTCGCTCCACGATGGGCCACGGGAGCGCGGAGGTGGTCCCGTTCACAACTACGCAGACCGTCAAGACGATCTCGCACACTATGACTGGACCGGGTTGGCTGCTGGATCTTGGCGGCTTGAGCACTGGGCTGGACGTTCCGCAGACGACAGACTTCAGCAACGGCCTGTGCATCAACATGGGGACTAGCGAGCTAGATGCGCCGATCTCTGTGATGAACTCGGGGGGCACGGCGGAGTTCTTTCGGATTCGGGGAGATGGCACAGGATGGCTTGGGCCGTCTGCCGGCAACTGCTTGACGTGGGATGCCAGCGGGTCGTTCTCGGTGCTGGGGAATGCGGTGATGCCGGCGGCTAGGGCGTTGACAAGCGTTACAACTCCTGACAATCCGTTCCCTGGCCAGATGTGGTTCCGCACATCTGACGGCTCGCTCGCTGTCTGGTACGATCAGCCTGGCTGGGGCCACTGGGTGAGTGTGACCGGCGTAAGGACGCTGGTGGATCTGGAGGATGTGAATGTTGTGAGTCCGGCGGTGGGTGAGGTTCTGACGTGGAATGGAGCGAGATGGGCTAACGCGCCGGCGGGAGGGGGCGGAGCCGGCGTTACGACTCTGGTAGCGCTCACAGATGTTGGACCTATGACGCCGGCGACCGGCGATATATTTGGCTGGAATGGCGCCCGCTGGATCAATGTGCCTGCTCCTGTCAACCTGCTGCCGCTCAACAATACTTGGAGCGGCACTAACATCTTCAACAACGCCGCGACTTTTAGCGGCACTACTGGCTTCAGTTCTGGCGCTAGCGTCTATTTTTGGGGTGAGGTGCGCGTCGAGCGAGCTGGCGCGCTGTCGAGCCTCACCATCCATACCGACGGCAGCGGCTCAATCGGTCCCGCTCCCAACATGCTGTCGTGGGACACTGCTGGAGTCTTCACGCTGAATGGTACGGCGACGCTGCCTGGAGGTGGCGGTGTGACGGCGCTTACGGGACTCACCGACGTAGGTCCGATGACGCCGACGGCGGGGCAGTTCTTGTCGTGGAACGGTACGCGCTGGCTCAACGTAGCCGCTCCTGGCGGTGTGAGTCTTGCCGCTAACAATAACTGGACGGGACAACAGACTTTCAGCGGGAATACGGTCTTTGGCCTCGGCAGCACAGCTACATTCAACGCAGCAACATACTTCAACATAGCTGCGCAGTTCGCGGCGGGTCTGATTGCTACTGGTGTAGTGACGGCCGGCTTAATCATTACGCCCGGAACTACCGTCTACGCGCCCGGCACCGGCGAATACGTCTGTGATGTCGCTACCGGCATGGACTTCGATGTGAATCTGATATTCGCCGAGAACGATGGCATGCCTTCCGTCACGATAGATGTGAGAAATGCTGGCCATCGCACCTGCCGGGTGAATCTGAATATCCAGAACGGGCCAGCGGGTTCAGTGTCTATGATCAGCATCTTTGCGAACGGTGCTCTGTCCATCATGTGGGCGAACGCTACGCCGCCTATGATCAGCACGACCCCCAACGAATTTACCTGGGTGGAGATTTTCTTCAGTCAGGCGATCAATCAGGCGACTTTCTTGCCCGCCGCACTCGGCACTTTCCAGAGCAATTTCTCTTAGGAGGAGCGCGTATGGCTTTGCAATTTCCTCCCAATCCAAGCACCGGCGATACGTTTGACGGCTGGACCTTCGATGGTACTATGTGGAAGCGTGGCATAGTAGGTCTTGCCGGCATCCCGCCGGTGGGTCCGCTCAACTGGATAGTAAACGATGGCAGTGGGACGCTTGGGAGCATCCTCACGCCGGCGCTGCAATGGGAAGCGGATGGTTCAGGTCTGTTGGGACAGGCGGGAGTCGGGCTAGGATGGGACCCGCAGGGCAGTATAGAGATCCACGGCGCGACAGGTGCGACGCCACTTACTGTGTGGGCCGACACCTTGAAGGTGCTGAATCTTGCCGCTGATGGTTCAGGCTCGATAGGCCCTATCGTGTGGGACGCAGCTGGAGCAGTGAATATCCCTCCCACCGGCGGCCCACTGCCCGGCGGCTTAGTGAATGCTCCCTTCATAGTTAATCGTACGGGCGGCACTGCAATGTCGCTCGCCGGCGATGGTTCAGGCTCGATCGGAAACCTGAGCTGGAACACCGACGGTAACTTCGTTATTTCGTCCGCAGGTAATACCAACCCGGCGCTCTCAATTACCTCATCGACTGCGCTCAGTGTCACGGGTGGAGGGGGTGGAACGCCCTCTTTCACCGCCAACGCCTGGGGTTACTTCCGGCAGATGGGTGCCAATCAGGCGATGCTCGAGCTGCAAAACTCTGCCGGCACGGCTCTTTGCTCCTTCCGCACCAATGGTGGCAATGTCTCCGCTATGAGCTGGAATGCGAGCGGCAGCTTCTACATTGGCCCGCCTACTGCCAGTGTGCCCTCTCTCACCGTGCGCGGCATCCCCAATCCCAATCCCACCAACTTCATTGTCGGCACCGTCGCACACACGCTGCCGAATCAGTGGCTGGCACAGATCGGCAACGGTGGACCGACCGCAGGACTTGTCGCGGGCTGCTCCAATGGCATGTGGATCTCCGCCGGCACGAATGCCACCGACATGGCGCTGCAGGTCCGTAATGATGCCGACACAGTGGATCTACTCGCACTGCGTGGTGATGGTTCGGGAGTGGTGGGACCGGCAGCCGGCTCGCAGTTCCGTTGGACCTCTACAGGCCAGTTCACCTGTTACAGCAACAATAACTCCGGCCCCGTGCTCACAGTGCAGGAGGCTTCCGGCAATATGGCCTTCGAGACCATGCGGATACTGCGGCTCGGTGGGGCTAACTGGCGTGCGCTAACTCTGAACGGCGGCGTTGACATCTCCGCTCCCTATACCTGGACCGGCACTAATCCGCTGCTGCGCATCTTCACCGAGGACGACGCCAGCCCGCCTGTCACCTACAACCTGTTCATGGTAACGCGCAGCGGTGCTTGCCAGATCAATGCGCCAAGCGGCAATGTGCTGTCTGTTACAGCCACCAACAACGGTATGCCGCTGCGATTGCAGTGCGGTCCTAGCTCAGCTGACCTTGCCACCGGCTACAACGGTGCGGGACAGCTCATTTGGCGGATCTCAGGCGGAGGGACCATGCAGCTTCCGTTGATCGGGACCACTGCCAATGCTGCTAATATGTACATAGATGTGGCTGCAGGAATCAAAGCCATTTATCAGTCCACTTCCTCGCGCCGCTACAAGAGGGATATTAGACAACTGACCCGCGAGGAAGCTCTCGCCATCAAGGCGCGTCTCTCGCCGGCGGTGTTCAAGTCCATGTGCGAGGCTGATGATCCGAGCAGGGAACGCATCAGCTTCATCGCCGAAGATGCTGCAGCGGCGGCGCCTGAACTCGCCACCTACGATGCCGAGGGCAGGCCGCAGGGAATCGACATGAACGCACTGGTCGCTGTGCTGTGGGCAGCTACCTGAAGGAGAGTATATGGCTAAGCTGAAAGTTGAGTTGGAGCAGATGGATTGGCAGGTGCTCTTGATGCTCGCCGGACAGGGGTATCAGGAGGTCGTACAGAGGGTAGCGAATCAGCTGAACGCCGCAGCGCCGGCGGCGAACGGGCAGGACAGATCGGAGGAGCCGCCGGCAAGAGAGGCAAGCCGTGCGTAGATTTGCAATCCTGGCACTGGTGTTGGTTCTGGCTGGCTGTGAGGACTGGGCTGGCCATAAGGAACCGGCAGCTCGATCTCTGGTAGAGGCATGTCTGAGGGAGGCGAATATTCAGGGAGAACAAGCGGGACGCTTAGGAGTGGCCTGCGCGGCTCTGAATACTTGGGTGAATCAACAAGGGTGGGCTGGACAGCCCGCGAACAGATAACGGAGGCTATTATGGCAAGACGTAGTAAAGGCCACGAACCACCGCCAGGCTTTGTGACGGTTCCGGCTTCAGGTAGGGCGGCTCGGGCGCGGAAGGGGAAGCGCGGAGGCGGGCGCCGCGGCAAGAAATAACATGATCCTATTATATGGTATATAACGCGGTACATATTACTTGATCGCCACTAGGTCGAACCCGCCCTGCGGGGAGTTGACCATCTGGATGTATCCAGCCTTGATGGCGCCGGCGAGTATGTCCTCGAAGCTCTTGGCGGACGGGAAGGCAGAATGGATAAACTGGTAGGCCGCCCCATAGCTGACCCGCCCGCGCTTCTGTACAAAGCGGATGAATCTCTCGCTCTGCACGGACTGCTGGGTTCGCCCGATCCGGGCGAATACCTTTACCATGTCTCGCTCCAGTTCGGAGACAGCGAGGTTCGCCGCTTCGAGATCCTGTCTGGAGATGACCAAGTTGTCGTGAGTTGCGGCAGCTATGCACATGGCGGTCTTATGTATATGGGTCTGCTTGCGTGCGAGGTAGCCGGAGAACCGATCGTCATCCAGCTCGTCTGGTTTGTTCTTCCAATGAAGCTGGTACCACTCCTCTCCGTATGCGACCCCATCTTGGGTTATAGCGTAAGGGCCGATTAGTTGAGTGGCGATCCGTTCGAGATCCTGAATGAGAGCGATCTGAATCTCGGCCATTTCCTTCGGCATGTGGAGGGATGGATAGGCTACGAACTTCTCCTTCTCGTCGGCGTAGACGAACAGGCAGCGGGACGTAAATCCGCCTCCGATCACATACTCGGGGAAGTTGCCGGCGATCCAAGCGGGAGTGGTGCAGGCGATCAGGTTAATGTAAGGGTTCTCTACACTGTTGCAGCCGGACCCCTTTGTAACCTTCTGGAATACGCCGACCTTTGAGTCCCAGAGGGACACGAGGAAGTCGATCTGCTCCCGGTTACTGGGATCGACGAGATTCCCGAACTCGCTTGATTCGATGGTGATGGCAGACTGGATATGATAGGCGCCATTGAGCTGGAAGGTTTCGGTGGAGTTCTCGAATGATTCTACGAGCGCCTGCCAAGTTACAGCTTCCGGCCCGAAGGTAATACCGGGGATCTTGCGGAGCAAGGACATGGCGATGTTCGCAGTGGTGGATTTGGAGACCACGCCGGGCGGCGCTACGAGAACGATGTAGAAGTTTGGATGCCATTTGAAGTATCCTTGGTCGATCCAGACGTGCCGGCGGAGCGCACCCGCAAGAGCGCTGACCCCGCTCCAATAGTGCATCCGGCGGGGGGCTTCGGAAAAGCTGGCGTATTGAACGTAGGCGTCCAGCCAATTCTCGAAATTGCGAGTCACTGACAGTGTCCCCAGCTCACCTCACTCGTCTTGATGGAAACGGGGATCGTCAACGGATCAGGATACGGAACCGTCACTTTAGCACAACGGCGCAATTCTGTCAAGCACTCTTCACGCCGGCTCGTCTGGAATTGGCCAGGGAGTGAGTCGTGGACCTGCGCTAGGACTTGGACCGCCGGCGCTTCGCGGTAGAGCCGCTCCCAGATCCTGTTGATGACGATGGAGACTGTTGATTGGGGTATCCATGCGAGGGCCTCTGGAATGATAGACTCAACTCTATCAAATATGTACCAGCGATACCCGAAGTGATTCTCAATATAGCGTCGTTTAATGACTTGGTTATGAACAGCTTGGTGCCATCGGAGGATACCCGGATGCGCCCCGAACCATAGTCTCTGAGCGCGTTCAACTTCAATAATAGTTCGTCCTGTATGCGCTGCCATAGTTGGGGGCTTACCTCCATAGTTGGTTCCATGGCAGAAGACTTTAGCGAACTCTCTGAGGTGTTTTCTGGGGCCACGATGATCTCCGTACTTGGGGTGGGATTCTACAAGCTCTTCCAGTGGGGGAGGCTCGCGCCCGTCGAGCACGAAGGAGTTGAGCAGATGTATGTCTGCACCCATTCGCATAGCGGCCTTGAGCATGGCATCGTCAGCCTCCCAACAAACGACAAAGAGATCGGCCCGCTCCAGGTCCAGATCAAACCATGTATAGCCAGGGTCGGGGACGAAAATCTCCCGGATGTTCGGGAATTGATACGGATCTGAAGTCCCATCGAAGGCGCCTCTAGCAGCAGCCTTTCCAATGCTCTTCGATTTCTCGCTCGGGATATTCTGGAGATTAGTTCCAGAGCCGAAAGCGTTCTCGCTGGAGGACAGGCGGTATGTTTTCGGAGCGGACTTTCCACCGGCGCTCCCTCCTATATTAAAAGCACAGCGCATACGCCCATCAGTATCCAGAGGACGAAGGAGAAAATTAGAAAGAAACTTGCTGAGGGTCCGAATATCACGAATAGAATTAACGAGAGGACGGAGTAGAGGCTCAAGACGAGAAAGCTTGTCAAGAGCTTCATCCTCAAGTGTGGGTCTTTGAGGTTCACCGGGCTTCCCCCTTTTCCACTGGACGGGCATGTTGAGTTTGGAGTAGAACAGGTCATGCATCTGCTTCGGGCTGTCCACGTTGAAGGAGAAGCCGAGATCGGAGTAGCGGAGGATGAAGTCGATGAAGTTCTGCCGGCGCTGGATCTCCACCTGAACCTCAAGGATCAGCTCGTCCCGCCGCCTCCGGTCGATGCGGATGCCGCGCTGCATGGCTTGTAGAACGGGCCAGAACATCGCCTGTTGGAAGTCGTGGACGGGCTGGAGGCCGAGTTGGCGGACTGTCTCCAATTCCACCCGCCCGACCTCTTCCGTATAGACGCAGTCGAGACAGTTGTAGTGCCAGAGCTGATCCTCTCGCATGTCCTTCTCCCAATCCTTCCCTTCGTCCTTCCAGAACACGTAGTAGTTGGCGTACATGCTCGCCTGGAAGGCGAGGGACTTAGGCATGTCGGAGAAGATGGAGTGCTGGGAGATCATCGTGTCCTGGTCTACCTTCGGGACAAAGTGCCACCAACGCCAGGTGTACTGCGAATCGTAGAGGATGTTCTGCCCGACTACCCGGACGTTGGGGTGGGTGAGGAGACGAGAGAGTTGCTGAACGATTCCAGACTCTTGCTCCAGATCCCAATAACCCTCCCTCCGTTCGAGGCACATGAAAGGGATGCAGAGCGCATCTGTAGGCGACCAGCTGATTCCGGCGCAAGCAATATGTCCTGCGCGAGTCTCAATATCAAAGGAGACGCGAAGGGGCTCAGAGCGAACGGAGGCCCGTCCGATAAGACTTCGGAGAACATCCTCAACCTGACTGTAGCTAGGTCGAAGGATGAAGCGGTAGTCGGGCGTCGGATAAGCAGCTCCATTTCTAAAGCGTGCCGCTCGACGGAGATCGTTGACCGCAATAGCTCGCCAGTCCCACTGTCTAAGGATGGCAGCGGGATGGTATGTAGGAATGACTTTGGTGGGGGGCTGGCCGGAGTCGAGGTCGGTCCAGAGCATGGAGCCTCGCCACTTGGTGATTCCCCAGCGGCCAGTGAGCGCCCAAGTGCTCGGGCCGCCCACTGTGATAATGATCTCAGGGTGGACAAGAGAGATCTCCTTCTTGAGTTCTTCGAAGCCTTCGGCAACTCGGGGGTCAACAAGCATGTCGCGGAGACAGACGAACGTCTTCGGTTCTATGCCGGCGGCCCGGCGAGCCTCATCTTCCTTGCTCGGCTTCTTAGGGAACCTAGGGGACTTTCGGAGCCAGAAATCGAACTTGTTTCGGGGCGGACGGTACTTGCAGAGGTTGGTGAGGAAGCACTGCGAGCGGAGCAGCCCGGCTTCGTTGAGCATCCGGTTCAGCTCCATGCCAGAGGCTCCCACGAAGGGAGCCAGCTGGCGCTCCTCCATCTCTCCGGGCGCTTCCCCAACCACCATTACCTTGGCGTTTGGAGGCCCGGAGGATGGGACCTTGATCGCCATCAGCGCTCCTCGTAGTTGTCCGGGTACTCGCCGGCGATAGTGCTATTCGAGCGCGGAGAGGCGCTTGACGGCGATTCCGTAGGCGGATTCGTCGAGTTCAATTCCGGTGGCTTTGCATTTGAGAGTGTTGCATGCTGGAAAGATAGTTCCAGTCCCAGCAAACGGATCGAGTACTGAGTCGCCCGGTCTGATTGACCTGCGTAGGAGATCTTCATAAAGCGCGACTGGTTTCTGCGCCGGATGCCCAAGGTTTGAATCTGAAGGATAAGTGAGAACATCGCTGTATAACCTCGTTACTGGGCGGTCGCCCTTCTGGGCGTAGATGATCATTTGCCACTTTCGAATAGGTCCAGATTCTGGCCAGGGAGCGCGGATTGCGGCGGGGTTGACCCAGATGAGAGGGGTGCGGAAGGCGTGCCAGCCGGCGAGCTTGAGATGAAGTCGGATTTCCGCCCACCTTTCAATATCGCAGAAGAGATACAGGTGTGCTCGAGGTTTCGCAAGCCGGAACGAATGTTCTGCGAAAGCAGGTATAAGCTTAGCCCAGGTCTCATAGGAATCGTCATAGAAATGACTACCCGCAGTTTTCCCCGCCGAGTCTCCGAAGTCATCCGCAGAGACCCCGTAAGGTGGGTCCGTGAGAATAACGTCGAAAGACGCTGCTGGCATCTCTGACATAGCAAGAAGGCAGTCCGCTCGTTGCAGAACGTGCATCGAGGAGCTGAACGTAGCGCCAATCGCTGCGCCCAAGGCCGCGTGCCTTTGGCTTTCCTCGTGCCGCTTGAGAAGCTTAAAGGCTTCCTTTCGGGAGTTCGCATTTTGAATCACCTTTGCCTTTTCGGGATCGCGCAGAGCGCGCCCGAGAATCATGTCCTGCCGGACGTTCTCTTGGTGCTGGCCTTCGGAGTTGCCCGAGACCTCTTCCGCAATGACGGCAGTGGACGGTCTATCGTCACCGCGCTCAGAGGCTTGTCGGGCACGAAGATCTGCAAGTCGCGCAACTGCGTCCGCCCGTTCTTGCCAAGAGAGATCCTCCCGACGTATATTTTCCTCAAGCTCAATTTCCTCTGCGTCCACAGGGTCAGCGTCCCCGATGAAAGTACAGGGTACATGGCCTTCTGGGATGATCTTGCCGTTACACGAAAACTCAGTGGATAGGAAGTGGAGATGCTCCATGGCTCGAAGACGGCGCTCTCCGACGACGAGCGTGTAGTCATCTTCTGCCCACCTGACGACGATCGGGTGGATGAGGCCGTTTTGGGCGATGGAGCCGGCGAGATCGAGGATCTTTTGCTGGTCAAATTGCCTCCTCTGCCTGTTTGGCTTGATGACGATTTCCTCGAGCGGAATAACATATAGCTGCATTGCGAGTATCCTCCAGGGGAGGGCAGGGAGCCTGCCCTCCCCTCTCTATCTATCAGCACCCATTGAGACAGAGTCCGCCACCACCATCAGTCCCGCCGAAATACTCTTCGGAAAGATCCATAGTGCCCCACGGCCCAATGTCGCCGCCGGTCGTCATCAAGTTGCTCAACTGGACACCGAACAGTCCGGTTAGCACGTACTCCTCCAGCCCCGAGCCCGATTCCAGCCGGTCCATGATGGTCCCTATGCCATCGCCGATTGCTATCCAAACGTCAGGGCAGTAGTTCGACAGCAGCCACGAGATGCCTGTCCCAATCGCGTAGCCGGTTTTGTAGGCCCCCCACAGCGCCAGGCCTACATAAACAGTAGTGAGCAACCCACTGGCGTATATGCCCCAAGAACCGCCGGGGGCAGTCAGGTAGTCGAGGTAGATCAGATAGACCGTGTTCTGTGGTCCAGTGGAAGGTGGAATCCACGGGCCGGCCATCCTCTCCTTTACTTGCGCCCTCCGAGTAGCAGAGAGTGCGGCGAGGTTGGCGGCAACGATGCCGGGCGCTCGCTCCGCGATATCAGCAGGCGTCGTGCCGATCACGCTTGGGGCGATGTAGCCGGTCTTGGCGAGGGCGGGACGCGGCAGGACGGCTCCTAGACTCCCGAACAGGAGCGGAGTTGCGCCAGCGCCAGCAAGGAAAGCCCGACGAGATACAGCGCCCGTTCCCATTGGGTAGCGGGAAAGAGCCGGTATCCGGCCCGTGATTGGTAAATCTCTGGAATTGACTTGCGACCGTATGAGCGGAAGGTCCGCCAGCTCCCGACGAGCCACAGTGCCGAACCCAGCAAGCCGATGATTATGGTTTCGCCATTCATGTGCCATCTTCCTTCTCCCTAGGTTGGAGTAAAGGCAGACTTCCGGCGCCCCGGTCTGCCAGCGGGGTGAGTCAGCGAGGCTGGAGGACCCCGCTGCGCCTAGCCAATCTTCGCAATCGACTCCACTTCGTCGAACACGTCCCCCTGATAGGGCCGGTTGCCGATGCGGCAGAGGACCTGCCGGCCTACGATCATCATCAGATTGAACGCCTCACCCGGCTTGTTCATGTCGAGCGCGTCGCGGAGAATCCGAAGGCCGTTGTTCTTGCCGGGAGCCATGTCCAGCGCCCCGCCGGACTTCACGTCCAGCCGGAAGCTGTACCGGAGCGGCACCTTGTCCTGGCCTACGAGGGCACGGACCTGCGGATTGCCGGAAATGTCCACTTCGACCGGCACTTCGCAGAACACGAAGACCTGTCCGAGGGTGGACTCCTTCTTACCCTCTGCGGTGCGGGTCGTCGGCTCACCGAGCGTGCCGGGGAAGGAGAGGCCGCCCGGAATGGGAGGCCGGCGGGTGTTCGCCTCGGTCAGGGTTGCGCCGAGGAACACGGAGGGATCGAAGCCACTAACTGTATCATTCATATCATCTGTCTCCTGCGTAAGGGGGGCGAGTCAGGCTTTCACTTTGGAAGAGAAGCGGCCGCCCCGACTTTGCCACTTCTCTATGATCAACTTGAAGTTCGGATCTATATTCTGCGAAACGGGAAGGTTGCGGGTCTTGAGATCGGCCAGCGGGCTGCCGGTATCCCAATTCCACTTATCCTTCACCCGCACCGTCAGGATGGTATCGGAGAACATGGATGGGATCTTGGGCGCGAGCTTCTGGCCGGGAGCGGAGGTCATCAGCTTGAGGCCGCCGAGCACGTCATCCGTCTCGCGCTCCACATGAGCGATCAGGACGAAGTGACACTTGCAGCCGTCGCAACAATAGCGGATGAAGCGCTCCATCTGCTCCTGTACGATGCCGTAGTCTGGCTTGTCCCGGACCGGCTTGTTTCCGACCTGCATGGCCATGACGAAGTTGCCGAGTTCGGTGGTGCCATCTATCACAATGGCGCGGTCCGGCCCCCAGCCGTCAACGGCCCCGTAGTTGATCCCGGTCCGCTGATCCTGAAAGGAGTTCATGACCTTGAGGAGCTGCTCGAAGGGATTGTTGGCGGCTCGGTTCATGTCTTGGATCTTGCAGAGAGCGGAGAGCGTGCTGCCGGCGATCACCTGTGCGTTGAGAGCCATCGCGCCGAACCCCCCCTTCTGGGCAAGCTCGAGGGAATGCCAGTGGAGATTGTCCGGCGGCTTGGCGCCGCGGTCGGTCCAGTAGCCGAGAAGGGACTCCAGCCCCGTACCGAGGTTCAGGTAGAATACATCGACTCCGGTGTCAACCAGCGTCCCTATGCAATAGGTCTTGCCGGTCCCCGCTGGGCCTTCCAGCAGGACATTCACCCCCTTCAGGAGGGACTGGTCCGCCGGCGACACTATACTCAGTTTCGGTTCTGTCATGGTGCGAGTTCTCCTGGCGCTTGAAGTGGGCGACGTGTAGATCGAACTCCCGCTGCTTCAGGGCGGGAGGGAGGAAGTCGATCAGATCCCAATCGACCGTCTGGCTGGCTCGGAGGTCGAGGAGGGAGCCGGGGACGACGCTTGGGTCGTGCGTGTGGCAGCGGGAGCAGCACTGGCCCTCCACGCTGAATGCCTCTCCGGAGCCTTCCTTGCGGATGATCGCCCAAACGTCCAGACACATCGGGCAGACCTTGGCGCGGGAATAAGGGGGCCAGCCCCGGCTGTCGGCGTCGGGCCGGACTATCTGGACGGCTGGGCCGTCATTCAGAATGATGGTGAAAGCGGGCACAGGCGAGTCTCCTGTCTTGGGATAGAAGAAGCGGGCGATGTGGCGCGTTAGCGCCAGAGGGATCTTGGCTACGAGGGCGCTGCCGATCTTCCGCTCCGTGGATTGGGAGGAGAAATGAGAGATGGAGATCTTCTCGCGGAACCAGTCACCGCCCTGCTTGGAGTCGGCGTAGCCGGGCGTGGGGAGCGCCGGCACGTCTCCCCAGAAGAAGAAGCTCCCGAAGTGGGCATCGGCAGGGCCGAGGAAGGTCTGTGCGCCCCGGACATTCTCCACCACGAGCGGCACCTTGTGGCCGGCGGCCTCGCTGGCCTCCTTCTGGAGCCTGAAGGCTGTCAGAAAGAGGGTGTTGTCCGGCGGAGGCAGGGCCTTGGCGCGCTTCCAGGGCATAGCTCGGTAGCTGTAAGCCTGACATGGCGGGCTGGCGACGATAAGGGTGGCGTCTCGGAACTGCTGGCCGTGAAGCGTCCGAACGTCCTGCTGGACAAGATGGCCCGGATAGCGGTGCTCCTTCCAGCGTTGTCTGGTGAGGTCGAAGCCGACCGTGAAGTAGCCCTCTGCGAGAAGGCCCTCTGCCCATCCTCCGAGGCCGCAAAAGAGGTCGATGGCCAGAGGGCGCGCGCAGGAACTGTATTTTGTGCTCCTATAACTCACAGCTTCCTCAGAGTTTGATCTCCTGTCGGGTGACGGGGTCCCACTTCCGCCGCTCGAAGAACTGCTCAAGCCACGGCCGTTCATCCTCTGCCTTGCAGACCGTCCGGAAGCCGCAGCCACCGTAGTTGGAGCAGGAATGATCGAGATTGTAGCGCCACCGCTTGGTGCGCCAGCAGCGGATAATGTCCTCCAGCCACTCCAGCAGCTCTCCGTACCAACGATCGACTTCGAAGCTGGAGAAGTTGACGATCGCCTCCTGTGCTTCGTTCTTCGTCTTGAGCATGGAGACGCCCCGGACGAGGAAGCCATTGACGTTGAGAGACTGGCGGAGTCCCCAGGTGTAGCCGATGAATTGGCTGCGCAGGTCCCATTGGCTGGACCAAGTGGGGCCGAGACGGCTGGTGGTCTTGTCGTCCTCGCCGTAGATGCCGCCGGCATACTGCACTACCATATCAGCGCGGATGCTGTAGAGCAGCGGTTGGCCTGTCTCTGGATGAGCGAGGGCGAGCGGGAGAACGTCGGAGACCTCGATGGCGCGCTTGCCTCCTGGCAGGACGATCGGGAAGCCGGTGTTCATGGTGAGGGGGAAGCTGTCCATGTAGTAAGAGTAGGCACGGGCTACGCCCTGCAGGGACTTGGGATGGTCTTGGGGGCACTCAAAGTCCCCCCACGCCTTCAGCATCTCTCGGAGTCCGAGGGCTTCGGCGTCCTCTGCGCCGACGCCCTCTTCGAAGAAGGCCCTTCGGGCGTATTCGAGGCCGATGGCGTGGACCTTGCCGGCATGGAGGTCGATCTTCTCGGCTTTGCTCTTCCAGTTGGCGAAATAGGTCTTGAAACAGAGCTGCGGGCAGGCCTTGAAGGCGGCCAGCATGCTGCTGTCCCAAACCTCAGGGAAGGTGATAGCGGTCTGAACTGCGGTCTGGATTGCGTTCACTCGGTGCTCTCCGGTTGGGCGTTCCACTCCTCCGGGTCGAGTCGGCTCCGGTCGCCGAAGAAGTGCGAGCCGCAGAGTCCCGTCGAGGCTATGTGCCCCGACGGGGTGTGCAGCCCTACCACGGGGGAGGCACCGCAGACGGTGCACTCCACCTGGTAGATGGCTGTGTATTCAGCGCTTGCGTTCACTTCGTCGCCGGCTCGGAGACGAGATCAATGGCCCGCTTGGACCACAGAGTGGCGATGGCGGCGGAGGGTTCTAGCTTTACGCCTTTGCAGATGGAAGCGATCCCTTCGAAGGTGATCGAGTCGTTCTTCGAGGAGAGCATGTGCTTCCAGACGGCGGCGAGCTTCCCGTAGGAGGGGGCCTTCTTGGCATCTCTATTGATGGTGTACTTGTGGCCGGGGCCAGAGAGAGTGCCGTAGGGGTTGCCTGTCTGCCGCCAGAAGCGGAACTCGCCGGAGGTCTTGCGAGTGTCGGGAGCGTGGCCGTTGGAGCGCCGGCGGGTGCGGACTCCACGCATGGTGAGCCTGCCATCTTGGTTGGAGAGGATCAGGATGGCTTCGAGATAGAGGTCGTCCCGCTTGGCCTTCGGCAGAAGGGGGACTATCTCATTCCAGTCGAAATGCGAACGTAGGGTCGGTAGGGTCATGGGTGCGAATCTACCTCTGTTGGGGAGGGGAATCATTCGGCCTTCTTGAGAGCCTTCAGGCTGTTCTTGAGGGCCTCTACATCAACGGGAGCCTTTCTGGCCTTGGCGGCGGCAGCGCCGGCAGCGGCGGTGGCGCGGGCTTGGCGGAGGTCCGCCATCGCCTCGCGCCAGTCCTGCGCCGTCATCGTGCCGGCCTCCTGTTTGGCCTTCCAGATGGCGATCTTACTCGCCACGTCGGCGCTCTGAGAGATATCAGGTGGTGACATTGCGGCTTCCTTCTACGCGCTCCATATATTCGCGGAGCAATTGGACGATCAGACGTTGGTACGCTCCGTGCGGCACGCGCATCTCGGTGTCGGACCAGAGATGAAGATCCAGCCATGCACGGAGATCTTCCGGCAGGCTGGTCTTCAGATGAACGGGGCGGATGATGTTCGGAGGACGGGGCACGGTTCTATCTCACTTCTGCTTGGACTCCGGCTTGCGGTCTGCCCAGCCGGTAGCGGCTGCAGCGAGGATCGCCAGGAAGGCGGCGATGCCGGAGAGAATCGCCGTTACCACGTCGTCGAGCCAGTGCATTGGCATGTTAGGACTCCTCTCGGTTGATCTTCGCGTCGATCCAGACTCGCAACTCGTCGAGCGGCGTGTCTTTCTTAATCCGGGTGAAGTACCAACGGAAGCGCATCCCATCTTGGCTCTCCTGCGAGAGCAGCTCGCGATAGAGGGCCTTCTCGGCTAGGCGCTTCGCGTAGTCCTCTGCAATCCGTTCCGCCTCCGATTTGCCGGCGCGGGCGCGTTTCGCCTCCTCGACCTCGTTGGCGCGTTGCATAGCGCGGAGGAGTATGGCTTGGAGGCGATCAGCCGGCATGTGGGAGGCGGTTCCGTGGTCCTGTTATATGGTGTATAATACGCCCATTTTTCCCGGCTGGCAACCACTCTATATCGGGACGGAGGCGGCGGGACGGATAGGCAAAAAAGAAGGCGGGCTTTCGCCCGCCTTCTCCGCCCCCCGGACTCGCAGACGGAGGACTCGGCCCGGAGCCAACACCGGGGCCTGGGACGGCGTGCCGGGAACAATCGCCAGCGGGTCTATTTCACCAGATTGAAGTAACCGCCAGCTTCACCACGGCCAGAATCGTGCCCTACGGGTTTTCCTCCGGGCCAGAGGTCTCTCCTTCGGTGCCGCTACGCACAGACCAGCCATGCGGCCCTTCCCAGAGAGCTTGGTGTGCCGTCCACCTAGTCGGGATCAGGCGGCCAGACCCTTGAGAGAGGCCTTGAGAGCAGCCGTGTCCACGTGAGTCGCCTTCGCGGCCTTCGCGGCCTCAATGGCGTCTACGAGCGGCTTGATCTCCGGGTCCATTCTCAATTGCTGTTTTTGCTGCGGAGACCAGTCGCGGATGTGGTCTCGGACTTCCTGCGCAGTGCGCCCGGTGAACTCCATCAGGGCCTGGAGCAGGACCGAGGTGCCAGCCATCCCGCCGCCGACTCGGGCCTTCGCCCACTCCCCGCCCATGAGTCGCTCATGGAGGCGGTCGGTGGTCTCTGCCCAGTCGTCGAGGTCCGGAGCGTCCTCGCCGGCGAGTTCGTCTCCGTACTTCTGCTTGCCGCCGTGGCCGGTGAAGCGGAGCGCGAGCGCCGGATTCAGTGGGTACGTGCGCGTGGCTCCATTCCGAAAGTCCATCCGAATGGCCAGATCGTTGATGGTGATACCGGCGAGCTGCTCGTTGGTCAGGTCATCCAGCACCTGCCACTCGCCGCTCGGGAGGCGAGCCATCACGTCCTTGTAGAAGCGGGCCTTGCCGACGAACTCGACTTCGCGCCCGTCGGTCATCGTGACCTTCTCGGCGTCTCGCTCTTTCTTGCCGCTGGCCTTGCCGGCGGGCGCAGTGGGAACTGCGACTTCTGCTGCGATTGCGTTCATCTGGGATCTATCTCCTCTGAGAGTGCCGGCCCCTTTATCGGGCGGCGGGCCGGTCAAATTCCGCATTGCAGGCGTATGATGGCACAACGCGGGGCGCGTGTCAACACCTCTATACGGTCAATCAGATGGCGGGTCGGACTCTTCCTGTTCGTTGAAGGCCGGAGGGCACGACTCGTCGTCATCCCCTCCGGGGTCCGAGAGCCAGTCTGGATCAGTCGTCGTCACCACGCTCCGCCTGTTCGGCTGTCACCCTGGCGTAGAACTGCTCGAAGGTCTCCCCTTGAGAGTTCCGCTCCGGGATGGGAGGGCCGCCTCGCACATTCTGAACAGCCCGCATCCAGCCTTCAAAGTTCCATGTTTGGTAGTACTTGGCGGCGGCCTGGACATTCCCCCGCCACCGCTCAGACCACCCCGGGTCTAGCTCGTCGAGGACTTCCTCGAGAGTCGGGTCGCTGGTGCTCATTCTTCGTTCACATCCTCTGCTTCGTAAGAAGTGTCCTCCGGCTCCCACTCAAAGGAGCTGTCGTCCTTCTCGCACTTCGCCACGGCCTTCTCGCTGGCCTCGTCTTCGTCGCTGGCGGAGATGGCGATCTCGGCGGTGGCGGTGACAGTACGGGTGATCTTGACTATGTATTTCATCGGCTTGGCTCCTCGTAGAACGCCCGGTACTCGGGCTTGATAAATCGGAACTGTTGCTCGTAGACGGCGTGAGAGATCCGCTCCAGCCACTCCTCCGAGTGGGGAGCGCCGTGCAGAGCGCCGTGGCAGTAGCACCGGCACTCGGGGTGCTCGGCCGCCGAGCAGCTTTCGGCGGCTCGGAGGATGAGCGCGAGAGTGGCTTCGCGGGTGCGGAGTCCTGGCGGGCGCTTCATGGGCGGTAGCTCCCTTTGCTGATGCTCTGGAGTGTCTGGTAGTAGTTGATTCCCTTCTCGGTGAGGGTCCAGATGCGCTTGCCGTCTGCGTCGAGCGACTCCACGATCATGCCTTCCGAGATGAGCTGAGCGGCGGCTTGGTCCACCCTCCGCTTCAGCTCGGCCTTTCGTTCGCGCTCTCGGCGCACCATCTCTGCAGCCGCCTTGAGCTGCTCGGGTGTGGCGTACTTCATCGCCGGTCTCCTTTCGTTCCGTAGGTCAGTGTATCTCTTGCTCGGGTGATGGCAACGTAGCGAAGATTCGCTTCCTGCTGCAGCGCTTCTGGCTCCTTAATCCACCAGCCCGGCACGAGGTCCGGGCGGAGGAAGAACACATGGTCGGCCTCCAGCCCTTTGGCCTTGTGTATTGTGCTGAACAGAGGCCCAGAGCGACCTTCAGAAAGTTGGCGAATGACACTTAGAACCTCCTCGGTGGTCTTGAAGCCCTCGGCCAGGCTCCGAACGGTGTCGGCCTTGTCTTGGAGCGCGGCGACTTTCCAGTCCATGCCCTTGCTCTGCGCAGCAGAGGTCTCCTTCTCGAGCCAGCGGTCCACCTTCGCCAGCAGGAGGAAGGCGTCCTGCGTCCGGAAGCGGCGGACGAAGCTGGCGAGGCCCTCCAGAGCGTTTGAGAGGACGCGGCAGGGCTGCCGGGCGCGGACTTGCCGCATGACGGCTGCCATGAGGGGGGCGTTGTTCCGGCAGACGATCAGCTCGTTGTCTCGGGTGAAGAGAGCGGGATCGGCGGCGGGCTCCTGGCCGGTCGACTGGCAGTGGGCTTCGCGCCAGTAGACCGCGCCCTCGGGAGCGCCGGGCCGCGCCTGAATGTGGGGGACGAGCGCTTGCGCTTCGCGTACGACGGAGAGCGGGCAGCGGTAGGTGATCGAGAGCGGCAGCTCGGTCATCCCGAAGTGCTCCTTCAGAAGGTCCAAGCTGTTGAAGAGAGCGCCGCGGAAGCCGTAGATGGACTGGTTCCGGTCGCCCACTGCCACCACCAGAGCGCCGGCGTCCCGGAGCTTGCCAAGCATGAGGTGCTGGATGCGGTTCAGATCCTGCGCCTCGTCTATCAGAACGGTGCCGAAGGCAGGGAAGTCCCAATCCCGGTAGATGGGCCAATAGAGCTGGTCCGTGAAGTCGTACATGGGATCGAAGAGACCGGCGTTGAACACCTTCGAGGTCCAGTGGGCTACGGCGGGAACGTCGCTGTCGTCGATATCCCAGTCGCCGGCGGAGATGAACCGCTCGAAGTCGCTCGCATTGACCTCTTGCTCGAGGCCCAGGCCGGAGTTCTTAGCCGCCTCGATGATGCGGCCGATGGTGTAGCCGAAGGCGCGCCGGAGATGATCCGGAACCAGCGCCTCGATCAGCCGCTCGTTCTTCTTGGCGTCGAGCCGCGTCTGTGGGGCTGGCTTGTTCGAGAGGCAGAGCCGGTTGCCGAGAGCATTCAGAGTGAGGGAGTCGCCCTGCTGGAGCTTGCTCCTGGTCTCCTCGGCGATGGAGCGGTTGAAGGCGAGAAAGAGGACCGGACCCTGCGCGAAGCGGCTGCCGTGGACGATAGTGGTGGTCTTGGCGCAGCCGGCGACACCTTGGATGAGGAGCGGCTGGGCGCTCTTCTGAATGGCGTCGTAGATTGCTAGCTGGAGATCGCTCCAGCGGAGCTGGTCCTCCACGTTCTGGGAGAGGATGGGATCGGGAGTTGGCGAGTCGTTCATGGGATACCTCTCAGGGAGTGGTTGGGATCTGGAGGGTGATGGTGAGCATGCCGAAGCGCCCGTCGTAGTACCGCTGCGGCTCGTTGGGAGGCGGCGGGTCGGCGCCTAGGAGCGTCTGGAGAACGTCGCTTGGCGCTAGCATGATGAAGCGGCCGTCCTCGTCTACGACGGAATAGAGAATCTCGGACATATGTCTGCCTCCGATGCAGACTCCCGCCCCTCGTCCTTGTATCGCGGGAGTCTGCCGTTGTGGCCTGCCATCCTTCGAATGTATGCGGCGCGTTAGAGGGGCGGCGCTAGCCGCACTGGATCTCGTAGACGTTCTCTTCCACCTCCACCTTCTTGGTCCCGATCAGAACGCGCTTGCAGACCGTGGAGGAGAAGACGAAGCAGAGCTTGGTCCCGTCCCAGTCGGGCCGGCGCTCGCCGTACTCGTTGATCTTCTGATTCCGCCAGATGGTCGAGAAGTACGTCTGCTTTTGGGCATCCTTCGGACGGTGCTCGGTGTTGAGACCGGAAGCGCGCAGCGCCCGCCAGACCTGTCGGAGGAGCAGCGTGCCGCCGGAGGCTCGGAGGTTGATCCAGCCGGACTGCAGCTCAAAGTCCACGGAGACCTGATCACCGAGCGCCTCGAGCTGCTGCCAGAGGTTGGCATACGTCTGGACGGCGTGGTCGAAGTTGAGCAGGTTGCGATCGGCGTTCTCTTGCGCTTCGCGGAGCGAGTCTTGAATCTTCATGGAATCTCCTTTGCGATCAGGTAGACGACCAGGACAATCAGCCAAATGCCGATCGTCAGATGAAAGAGGGAGCGGATCACGTGCCCCACTCCGCCGGCACGAGGTCGGGGTAGTTCAGCCGGAACCACTCGCGGGTGTCGGGGTTCTCTACGCCTCGGAGCGTGCGCCAGCCGGTGGCTCCGGACTTGTAGATGGCGTCGATGGGAGCGCGATCGTCGGCGGCGTGGGCCTGCTCCATCTCGATGTAGTAGTCGTAGGAGCGGAGCATACGGCCCCACGCTGCGATGGCGCGGTAGTCGGACGGTTGGGTGTGGATGATCTCAGTCATTGGTGCGAGTCTCCTGGTTGGGAAGCGGATTCACGTCGTCTGGGTACACATCTATGATGTGCTGAAGGATAACGCAGTCGATCAGGTTGGCGATATCTCTTCGCTTGTCCCAGTCGATCCGCGTACAGGGATCGTTGAGCAGCTTGGAGATGCCGCGGAGCTTTTCGACTTGCTCGGGCGCAAGCAGGTAGCCGACTGGCTTCATTTGTTCGCCTCCAGGACGGTTTGCCGGATCAAGGAAGCTATTATACGCGGGTCGCCGGCGGCTGGCAACGGGTCTTTGCCGGTTCGAAGCGCCAAGATCGAGGCCTTCTCGGGGGAGACCGGCAGGTCGAGGCTGCGATCGGGCCGGAGGCTGGCGTGCAGGCGGCGAATGCCGGCAGCCCACTCCTCCGGAGGCTGGCGTGTCGGTTCTGGCTCCGGCGGTCGGCCGAGCCGTTCGAAGAGCCGGGCCTGGCTCTCGGCCAAGACGGAGGCCGGCGGTTCGCCCGCAGCGCTTCGCGCTGCGCCGAAGGCGGCTTCGAGTTCCTCGTCTGTCAGAGTGGGCTTGAATGCCTTCCAGGCCTCGTTCCGGACGATCCGGCCGATCTGGGTGATAGAGTAGCCGGAGATGGCGGCGAGCTGGCGCTGGGTCGCTCCGCGCTCGTACAGCTCTCTGATCTTCAGGATGACCTCCGGCCGGCTGTGGGCGGCTCGGAAGTTACCGTGGGCGAACTTCGTCATCGACGTGCTCCTGTTATATGGCCTATAATGCGACCAAGAAATCAGCCTCGGAGGGCCGGCTGTCCGGCCCTCCTGAGCTGCCTCCTCAGGCCTCGCCTGCGCTGTACCAGAGCAGCGAGATGGTGTCTGCCAGCTTGTAGCCCAACTCCTTAGGGTCCATGTCCGCAGTGATCGGGCCACAGAGCGCGTAACGGCGCTCCCGGTGGGCGGAGGCGAGCCGGCGGCCCTCTACCTGCCCCTCAGCCTCCGTGTCGTAGACGTGGAGGAACTTGGGCTCCGCGCCCTCGGCTCCTTCGATCAAGATCCAGACCTTGTCGGCCTTGGCCATCAGAGCTCTCCCGACCCGGAGACGTGGTCGACCAGATAGCGGCCGATAGCGGTGTCCGACCAGAAGGGGTCGGAGTCGAACTCTGACGAGAACTCCTCCTGCGTGGTGTGGGGAGGGCAGCGCCAGATGCCGTTCTCATCCTTGAGCGGCTCGAAAGCGTAGCTCAGCCCCCGGCTATCCACGTCGATAGTGACGCGGCAGCCTCTCCAATAGATGATGACTTCCTGCAGAGAGGGCTGGTCGGTGGAGCAGCTGGAGTGCCAGATGTGCGGCTTCTGGAGCGCCGCCAGGCGGGCTTCGAGCTTGGCGGCCTGGCGCTCTAAAGCGTCCATCCTGGTCTGGATGCGATCGAAGTCGACGATCTTGAAGGGGAGTTGGTCAGACATTGGGTTACTCCTGTGCGTCGCGGAAGAATTGATCGCGCTTCTCGTTCCATATCTTCGTGACGAGCTGCTTCAGCTCGAGCCAGTCCTCGTACGCCACGGAGGCGTACTCGAGGGTGGCTTCCGGGAAGCGGTCGTGGTGGCGGAGAGCATAGTCCAAGACCTCGAGAGAGGAGTTGATGATGCGCTCTACGCTATTGGTCAGGACCGCGTGGCGTTCGGCTGGTGTGTATTCGAAGGCCATTAGTCGGGCACTCCTGCGATGTCGAAGAAGCGGCGGGCGTCTGCGTCGGACATGGGCTGGAGTCGGGAGACGGCGGAGCAGACTTCGTACCAGGCGGAGCGGAGACGGCCGTCAGGGATCACGCGGGTGCCTGGGAGAGTGGCGGGCCGGATGTCGCGGAGCGCCCGTGCGAGCTGATGCTGGGTCAGAGTGAGCATGGGGGGATCTCCTGGTTAGGAAAGCCAGAGGCCGAGGAGCATAAGCGCCATGCCGGCTGCGCCGGTGGCGAGGATGAGGAGTTTGAAGAGGATCAGCATTGTTGTCTCCTGGTTGTGGGAGGGGGCCGTCGTCGGCCCCCCGCCCGGGTTGGCTCCTAGCGGATGGAGATGGAGGCGATCAAGTCGCGGAGCTGATCTCTGTAGAGCAGCACCGCTATCCGCACCACAGTCGGGTCGCCGTGGTAATTGCGGAAAGACTTGATGGGCAGCTCCGATGCCATATCCTTCAGCTCTTGGCAGGCGGTCTCAAAGGACCGGGTGTTGCTGTCTTGATCGTATGTAGAGACGGGCATGTTAGCCATTGATGCGAGTCCTCCGTTGGTGGAAAGTCCACCCCATTACGCTCTCCGGCTATCCGAAGAGCGCAACGGGGTCGGGCTTTAGAGCCGGGGGCCGATGAGGGTTGGCTCCGCCTCGGGCCGGTGGAGTTCCAGCCAGACGTTCCACATCTTGGCGGCGTTCCGAGACCAGGTGAAGGCCTCGACGAAGTCAGAGAAGGCGCGGATGGGCTGGTCGCCGGCGGTGCGGGGCAGCTCGAAGATGAGGATTTGCTCTTTCACAGGAGTTCTCCCAGTTTGGAAAGGCGGTGGGGGGAAGAGAGCGCGAACACCTCCCGGTCGGGGGCGGAGTTGGCGAAGGCGACGGCCTCATCTTGCGTCTCGAAGGGGCCGACGACGCCGACTACCTCGAGGACGGAGTCGGGATTGCGGGCGTCCGGCGCGATGAAGTCCACCACGACGAAGGTGACGGTGCGGTTAGCCATGATCGTATCCCTCCCCCCGAACGGGGCGCAGTTCGCGGACTTTGCCGGCCAGGACTCCGTGGTCGAGGAGCGCCGTTTGGAAGACGTGGACCGCGTCCGCCTTGGCGTACGCCAAGGGCGAGATGCGGACCCAACGGCCGTTGCGCTTCTCGAAGATGGAGTAGAGTCGGCGGTGCTGGTTCGGAATGAAGATGGTCATGGGGTTGGCTCCTGGTTAGACGGGCTGGCAGTGGTGATAGGCGTCGAGTGCGTCAGCGTACGTCTCGTACCAGCCGATGACGCGCTTGCCGACGGACAAGACGTAGAACCCGTACATCTTCACGATTTGGTACTTCATTGATGCGAGTCTCCGAAGTGTTGAAGGTGAGTTGCGAAGCGGGCGGGCGGACCCCCGGCCCAATCCGGATCATACCGCCCCCGCGCCCGTCTGGCATGGCTCTTCGCCACCTCTACGCGCCCGTCCGTCTGGCTCCTGGCTGTCCGCTGCCTGTCGTCTGTCGTCCGTACCCGTACGGTTGTTTGGTCCGCGCTCAGGGGAGCCGGGGCCACCGTCTGGGGTTTATAGTAAAAAAAAAATTAAGAATAAAATCCAGACCCTGAGCTGACCCTCAGCCGGAGGCTCCCTCAGCCGGCGGGCCGGTTCTGGGTGAGGGGGGCAGGCGACCGTGCGCGTACGGTAGGGCGGAGAGACGGGGGCGCGTGGCAGGCGGCGGGTCGGCTCTGGATGGGGGGGAGCGCTGGCGGGCCGGTTCTGTGATCAGGATTCGTCTGGATTATAGGAGCGCTCCTGGCGCTCCTCAGATGCCGGGGCGCGTCCTTGCGCCCCCCTGAGCCGAGCGGGGCAGCTTCACAGTCGTTCCGGCTGCGCTGCCCCGCCATCTTAGGCTCCTTCAGAGATTCAGCAGGCTGGCTTTCAGGTCGGCTGCGCTGCTACCCTCAGCTTCCGCTGACTTCGCTCGCGCTTCTCTGAGCGAATCGATCGTGGGCTTCAGGTCCGGGTCCACCATCAGCTTCTCCCGCTCCTTGACCGACATGGAGCGGACGCGCGTCTCCACCTTGTCCAGAGGCTTCTTCCAGACGGCCGCGATAGCTTCGATAAGCAGCCGGGTATCGGCGCTGAGGCTGCTGCCTGCGCTCGCCTTCTCCCAGAGTCCGTTTAGGAGTCCAGAGACGGAGTCATTGAGCGCTGCCCACTTCGCCTGCGGGCTGGCGCTAACCTTCTTGTCCCCTGAGCCGCTGGTGCTCAGCGCCGCGTCTGCGGTGGGCTTGCGCTGCGCTCCGAGCGCCATGAACTTCGTCTTTATGTCGGTGCTCAGGTCCGCGTAGCGCATGCTAATCGGAGCCAGAAGGGCCTTCGTCTCGAAGCCCTTGCCGTCTTTCAGCTTCGCGCCCTTGACGCGGACGAAGAAGGTCGTGCCGTCTGAGTCCTGAGTGTAAGTGATATCACTGTCCCCTCTGAATTTCGGCTCAGCGTTCGGAGGGAATGTCACGATGGCCGGGGGCGGAGTCTGAGCAGATGCGCTCTGCTCTGGCGTCTTTGATGTTTCGTTCATGATGCGAGTCTCCCGCGCCCACGTCGGGCGCATCTAGTCTTATACGCCTGTCAGCGCTCGCAGTCAACAGGTTTCTTCTGGCTTTGTCTCGGTTCGTCTGCGGCGCCAGGTACGCTGCACCGCAGCATAGACGAAGTCAGGTGCAGCCGACACGAGCGGTAGCGGGAGACTCCGGCTGCGGCGCCTGCCGTCTGACTGCGCTCCCGTCTGAGGCTGCGCCCGTCTGAGCGCCGCGCCCGCTTGCCAAACTTCCGGCTGGAGAGCCTTGCCGTCTGAGAGGGCCAGGAGGGGGAAAATCGGCTGAGCGGCGCGCGCGGGGGAATCGTTTTCGTGATCCTGAAACCGCAGGATAATATGCTCCCATAATGCTTCGCATTTCCGATCCTATAACGCCGGAAATACAGGAGCATGTAATATGACGACAGTTCCATTACACCGGCCTCGTTATAGCAGATATAACGCGCCCACACTCCCGAACTCGGGAAGCCGGGCTCCCGAATGCCGGAAGCCGGATTGCCTAATAGACCAGTTGACGCGTCGCCGGTCGCGCGGTACAATCAAACCGGACTGGCGGCCAACTTCCGCCGGCGACCAGCTCCCACTCGACTGAGGAGGATTCCAATGGCAAACGAAGGCGACAGGCTGAAGTTCCTAGAGCAGGCTGTAGCGAAGGCCACCTACGGAGGGACAGCAGAAGAAGCGATGAAGCAGTGGGAGGAGGCGATGAAGAAATGGGAGGAGGAACAGAAGCCCCCGGACGCCGGCGCTAAGGGTCCACAGAATCCTGAGCAGCACAAGGGCAAGAAGGAGAAGTAAGTGATTAAGCGGGCACATGAAGAAGAGGATCAGGAGAACTTCGAACAGGAGCAGGCCGCGATGGTAGAGGACTGGAAGGAGCTGGTGAAGGCACAGCAGGGAACCATCGACACGCTCCAGCAGCTGGTGGAGAAGCTAGTTGGGCTTGTCCAAGACCTGGCCGCGCACGCCAGTGAGGAGAAGTCAGCGGAGTGAATCCGCTTCTCCAGAGCCTCCTGAACGCCTCGCCGGCGACCTCTCTCCCAGGCGATAGCCCCATCGCTGCGCCGGCGAAGCCTCCCATTCAGAAGCTCCGCTACTCCCATCAGGCCATGATCGACCTGATCATCTCCGACCCCACCATCTCCCAGAACGATATCGCCGATCACTTCGGCATGAGCGCCTCATGGATCTCCACGATCATGTGCAGCGATCTTTTCCAGTCTCGGCTTGCTGAGTGCCGGGAGAAGCTGATCGACCCGCAGATCCGGGCCTCCCTCAAGGTCCAGTTCGAGGGCATGCTAGCGCGTAGCATGGAGGTGCTTCGGGAGAAGATGAAGGCTCGTCCCGATCTGATCCCGGACCAGCTGGCTGTGCAGGTGATGAAGGTTACTTCACAGAGTCTCGGTTATGGAGTGAGGGAAGCCCGCGTCTCAGTCCAAGAGACCCATGTCCATCTGGAAGAACTCGGCAACAATCTCGTCAGCCTGCTCCGCAGGCGGAAATCGGAGATCTACGATCATGAAGCCTCCAGCGACCAAGATCAGCACCAAGGGCATCCACAACAGCTCCAAAGCGGGACCGCCCCGCGAGCTGGCCCACCGCAGCAAGCACGCCCCTTGGGCCTGCCTCCAGCCCACCAGCGGCTACAAGCCGGGGACGCTCGGGAAGGTGGGCTGGTGCATCCGGTTCACCGGGGAGCCGAACCAGCGCCCTCCGACCGATTCGTCGGCGATCCGCCAGCACCAGAAGTTCGCTAGGGGGGAGAAGGGATGAGGTCTCCAATCTACAGCTATCCGCTGTCTGCCGCCGGCGAGGCGCAGTGGGATGCACAGGGCTCCCTCATCCTGCCGCTCGACTACATCCAGCTCGCCTTCGGCGTCACCTGCGGCGGGCTGCTGTCATCCGATGCCGCCGGCATCACCTACAGCTTTCTGTTCACACTGGACGACATGGGGCCAGACAACCGCTATATAGCTACCGTGGCGCAGACCGGCACCACAGTCACAGTCACGGATACAAATCTGCAGAGGATCGGAGGAGTGGCCGCCGGCGACATAGCTCGCGCCTTTTGGGCCAATGGCCTTCCGAGTGTCTGGGGAGTTGTGGCGACCACTCCCACCCCCACCAGCTACACCATGACAACAGCCGTGGCTGCACCGACGCCCATATCTGCCAGGGGTGGTTATCACGGATACTGGCGGCTATTCGCCGCCCCTGCCAGCCTCACCGGCCTCTCAGCTAGAGGCAGCGGATCTCTCGCACATTCGACGACAGGTCCTGCCACCGGCCTGGTGCTGAGGGCGTCCGCGGTGGGAGGCGGCTCTGTCACTGGAGTCGTTGTACAGGGAGCGGGGCCAGGATAATGCCTAAAGCATTCACGGACTGTGTGAAAGGGGGCGGGCGGGTGAGGACTAAGAAGCTCTCCGGCGGCCGCTATATCCACTTCTGCTTCAAAGGTGGCAAGTCGCACGCCGGCGAGGTCAAGTCGAAGAAGCGAGGGAAGAAGTGAGAGCGATCGTCCCTCCGAAGCACCAGAACGAAACCGTACGGCTCCCGCCGCTCGGATTCAGCTTCCGGGAGTTCCTCGCCGCCAACGAGACCCTCGTCCCGGATTCTGCCAGCGTCCGTGCCAACGTCTGGAGTGGCACCGACATATCTCCGGATTCCCTTATCCAGGGCAGCGCCACCGTCACCGGAGACATTGTCACCCAGCTGGTAACGGGAGGGGTGTCTGGCACCATCTACAATCTCACCTGCACTGTCTCGACGAGCTTGGCGCAAGTTCTGAGCCTGTCCTGCTTTCTGGCGGTGATACCGGACGAGGAGAGCCAAGTGGATTCGATAGTAATCTACAGTTCGAATGTCGTCGGCACTCGGACGAATGATAACGCTCCGCCGGGCTTCATCGGGGAGTACATGCAGACCCAGGCTAGCTGGGCGCCAGCTACCAACGTGGTTACTGCAGTGACCTCGCTCCAGCTGTCGCCCGGCGACTGGGATGTGGAGGGGATCGGCATGTTCTTGCCGGCAGCCATCACCGGAGTGGGCTATGCGGCCGCTGGCGTCTCCGGCAATCCGACCGAGTTCGGCGCAGACGGCAGCTGGAGTGCGCTCTCCTGGGCTGACCAGACGGTGATCGGCCCAGTGACAGTTTCCGTTCCTACTCCAGTGGTGCGCTTCAGCCTCGCCAACTCCACGAAAATATATCTGGTCACCGAGGTGTTCTTCGGCATCAGCACCTTGCAGGTCAGCGGCGTCATTCGAGCGAGGCGGATGCGGTGACGCCGGCCAGCCTCACCGCCGAGATGATCGAAGCCTTTGCAGGAGTCTACCTGAGTCCCCGCTATGACCAACCCCAACCCACCCCCGACTTCCACCGGGAAGCCTGGGAATATTATTGTACTGATCGGCCGGCTTGTGCCCTCGCAGCCCCCCGAAACCATGCCAAAACCACCGCTCTCACCGACGACTACATCCTCGCCAATGCCTGCTTCCGGGTGGAGGAGTATATCATCGTTATGGGTGCGAGCGAAGAGATGGCTGTCGAGCGCCTGGGCGATATTACGATGGAGCTGAAAGAGAATGACTACCTCCGCGAGGCCTTCAAGATCAAAGCGTTTCTTCAGGAACAAAAGACCGATATCATCGTCGAGTGCACAGACGGATATCAGTTCAGAATCCTCGCTCGAGGAGCTGAGCAAAAGATACGGGGTAGGAAGTGGAGGGGAAAGAGACCGGGACTTATTGTCTGCGATGATCTCGAGGATGATGAGCAAGTGGAGTCGCGGGATCGCCGGCGAAAGTTCTCCCACTGGTTCTTCCGGGCTGCCCGTCAAGCACTTAGAGACGGAGGACGCATTAGAGTCCACGGCACTATCCTCCACGAGGACAGCCTCTTGGCTAATCTTATCAAGCAGTGGCGAGGAAAGCTCTACAAGGCCCACCGCAGCTTCGATGAGTTCACCAACATCCTCTGGATCGAGAAGTTCCCCGAGACGAGGCTCCGGGAGATCCGGCAGGAGTTCATTGAGCGCGGAGACGCCCCCGGATACTCCGGGGAGTACCTGAATGACCCTTTCGACTCCGACGAATGCTTCATCCGGCGGGAGGACCTCCTGCCGATGACAGCGGAGGACCACGGGAAGCTGAAGAAGTACTGCGTTGCGGCAGACTTCGCGGTCTCAAAGGCAGACAGCGCAAATCGCTCTGCTCTCTCCGTCGGCGGCAAAGACATGGACAATTTCCTCCACAAGGTTGATAACCGGGTGGGGAGATGGGATATTCTGGAGCTGATCGAGGAGATGTTCTCTGTTCAGATCAGGTGGAAGCCAGAGATCTTCTGGGTCGAAGACGGAGCGATCTGGAAGGCCATCTGGCCTATCATCCGGCCGGAGATGAGGAAGCGAGATGTCTGGATCAACTTCAAACCGATACCTTCGACTAAGGATAAGGCGACCCGAGGGAGGTCGTTCCAGAAGCGAACCCGTGCCGGCGGCTTCAAGGTCGATAAAGAGGCCAGCTGGTATCCGGCCTGGGAGAACGAGATCCTCCGATTCACCGGCATCACCGAAGCCACTCTCGACGACCAGTTCGACGCCGAGTCGCTCCTCTGCCGGGGGTTCGAAGACTTCTACGACATCGAACTGGACGACCTACTATCAGATGAGATTCTGGAGTGGAGAGAGCTGGCCGAGCAGGCTCGCGGTCCAAGGGGCCGTAACCAATACACGGGATACTGATGGCTGAGGAACTGGAAGCCCGACTGCGGTTCAATCAGGATCTGATTGACGCGCCGAACATCTGCGAGCGGCTCTCGACGGAGGACCTGCAGAAGATCAGCGCGTGGACCTGGGACGGCTTCATTCGGGATAAGGCGAGCCGCCGGCAATGGGAGCAACGGAACAGCGCGGCGATGGACCTGGCGATGCAAATACAGGCGGCTAAGAACTTTCCTTGGCCAAACTGCAGCAACATCATTTTCCCCTTGGTCTCGATCGCCGCGCTTCAGTTCTCGACCCGTAGCTACTCGAATCTGATCCGGGGGACGGAGATCTTCAAATACCGCACGGTCGGCATCCAGGACCCGAGAGTGGTGGAGCAGGCGCGGCTGATCTCCAAGCACATGAGCTGGCAGTGTCTGGAGGAGGATTCGGCGTGGGAGGAGCAGCACGATCGGCTCTTCATCAACCTCGCCATCGTCGGAACGGCTTTCATCAAGACTCGGTTCTCGCCGGCGGACCTGCACAACACCAGCACTCTGGTCCCTGCCAGCGACCTCGTGATGGACTACTACGCGCGGAGCGTAGAGGCGTGCGCCCGGAAGACCGAAGTCATCAAGATGTACCGGAATGAGATCTATGAGAGATGCCGGCGGGGCGTCTTCCGGGATGTGACGGAGGAGAGCTGGTTTGCTGAGAATGCCCGCGTCGGCATTGTGGAGGCTCTGGATCGTGACGACCGGGACCGAAGAACAGGTCTTGCTGCGCCTCAAGGCGACAGGGACACTCCCTTTACGGTCTTGGAGCAACACCGTTGGCTGGATCTCGATGGAGATGGTTACGCCGAACCCTATGTTGTTCTACAGGAGTCAGCCTCCCGATCTATCCTGCGTATTGTCGCAAGGGTTGATCGGATGGAGGACGTTGAGACGACAGAGAGAGGTGAGATAGTCTGCATTCGCCCCACCGAGTCCTATACCAAGTACGGCTTCATACCCGCGCCTGATGGGGGCGTCTATGATATGGGATTCGGTGTTCTGCTAGGACCGCTGAATGAAACTGTGGACACTGCGATCAATCAGATCTTCGATGCCGGCACCAGCAACATGCTCGGCGGCGGCTTCGCTGCGTCCGGCGCGAAGATGAAGGCCGGCGTCTACACTCGCACGCCTGGCGAGTACAAGATCATCAAGGGAGCAGCTGATGATATCCGCAAGTCGCTGGTTAGCTGGCCGGAGATACCGATCTCTAATGTCCTGTTCCAAGTCCTCAGTCTGGTTATACAATACGCGGACCGGCTGGCTGGTGCTACCGAGACGGTGGTTGGAGAGAATCCTGGTCAGAACACGCCGGCGTCCACCTACCAAGGGATGGTAGAGCAAGGCACCCAGATCTACCGGAGCATCTTCAAGCGCATCTGGCGCTCGATGAAGGAAGAGGGCAAGAAGCTGCACATGCTGAACGCCCGCTTCTTGGCGGACAGCCAGCAGTTCGGAGAGGGCAATGAACGTATTACTCGTGAGTCATACAAGACAAACCCCAACATGCTGGTCCCCACGGCTGACCCGAACATGGTATCCGATCAGATGCGGTTACAGCGTGCCTCGCTGGTACGGCAGGGTGCTCACGCAGTTCCGGGTTACAATGTTGAGGAGGTGGAGAAGGAGTGGCTCCAAACACTGGGAGTTGACAACATCAAGGCAGTGTATCCTGGGGCATACTCGCAATTCGCCCAACAGCATCCCCTTCCCAACCCGAAGGTGCAGGTCGAGCAGCTGAAGATGCAGGCGCACCAGATGAAGTTCCAGTTCGAGAAGTGGAAGACGGTCACGGAGCTACAGGCGGGGATGGAGAAGATGCGGGCGGAGGTGGACTTCATCCGGGCGCAGGCGGCGAAGCTCGTCGCTGACGTTGGAGCGGAACGGGCGGCGCAGCAGCTCGAGGCCTTCGATAAGGTGATGGAGCATCTAGAGAAGATGGGCGATGTTATGAACGGGCGGATAGAGGCGATGATGAAGGGCGCTGGCGGAGCGGAAGGAGAAAGAGGTGAAGGTGACGAAGGAAGAGCTGGAGGAGCTGAAGCAGTCCCCGGCAGGCAGGGCGCTATGGCGGTACCTGCGGGCGCGGGTAACGGGGCTGCAGGACCAATGGGCGGAGGGCCGGTTCAACAGTGAGAACCCCCAGGTGTGTACGACGGCTAACATATCGGCTGTTACGCAGCTTCGCGCGTTCTTGGAGATTATCGAGATAGATGTGGAGGAGCTGAATGGAGAAGATAGAGAATCGCTCGGGATTCAGGCCCGTAGGGAAGGCGGTGCTGCTGAGAGCGTTTGAGCTGGCGGAGCGCCGGATGGTGGTCCACCTCCCGGACGAGGTGGAGATGAGCAGCGCGACCTGCGACACGCAGGGGATTGTGGTGGAGATAGGACCGGATTGCTGGAACGGCCCAAGCGAGACGCCTCGGGCGAAGGTGGGGGATAAGGTGCTGATAACCCGCTTCAGCGGCGGAATGCTTAGGGGCAACGATGGATATATCTATCGGATGATCCCTGACCATGCGATATACGCGGTGAAAGAGGAAGACGGTCATGGCTGATGAGAACACAGAGGCGCCGGCGGATGGCGCGGAGGTCGAGCAGCAGGCTCGGCAGATGGGGTGGATGCCGAAGGAGGATTGGAAAGGGAATCCAAACTCTTGGGTGGACGCGGGAGAGTTCGTCAAGCGCGGGGAGACCTTCATCCCCTTCCTGCAGCACGACCGGAAGAAGCTGAAGAGCGAGCTGGAGGCGGAGAGGCAGAGCCGGCTGGCGGTAGAGCAGCAGCTGAAGGAGGTCCGGGAGTCGGTGGAGGGTCTGAAGTCCTTCAACGAGGAGATGGCGCAGGAGCGGCAGGCCCGCCGGAAGGTAGAGCTGGCGCAGGAGCTGAAGCAAGCGAGGGAGGATGGGAATGAGGTCCGAGCAGCAGAGCTGACAGCAGAGCTGGGAGAGATTGTGAAGAAGCCAAACGGGGCTGCTCCGGCGCCCGCTCCCGCTCCGAAGCAGCCGGATCAGCCCGTGATCCAGCCTTGGGTGAAGCAGTTCATAGATGGGAACTCGGAGTTCTTCCAGAGTGGGAGGAAGGTCGCGCTCTTCAATGCGGTGATGCTGGAGCGTCGGCAGGCCGGCGACATGAGGGTCGGACCGGAGGACGGGACGGCGCTCCTTAACGAGGTCAGGGAAGAAGTAGACAGGGCGCTGGGCGGGAATCCACGTCGGCAGGCAGCGGCTCGTACGGAGGAGAGCCGGCCCGCCGGCGGTCGCTCTCGCGCCTCCGGACAGGGCTACGCAGATCTGCCGCCCGAGGCTCAGGAGAAGTGCAATCAGCAAGAGGAGAGGTTCGTAGGTAAAGGAAAGGCCTTCAAGGACCAAGCGGCGTGGCGCAAGCACTACGCGAAGGAGTACTTCGGTCCCTCCGCGGTGACGCGGATGGCAGGAGAGTGAAATGGAGCAGAGAACCAAGGATCTTCCGCAGCCCCCTCCCGTGCCGCCGGGCCTAGTGACGGCGGCGACCCTCTCCGGCGCTCCGACTCCGGCTGAGGGGGTGCGGGCGATGGCGCAGGTAGCGCAGATGGAGAAAGCTGCGAACACGGCGACTGAGCAGAACAATCCCGCGGAGGCGGCGGCGGCTGAAAAGATGCTCCGGGAGCGCGGACCTCGGCTGTCGTTGAACGCCCCTTCCCGACGGCTCGAGGCGCCACCGCTTCCCGGCTACCACCTGCATTGGTTCTTGGAGAGAAACATTCCGAAAGCTCTCGCCGGCTGGTATGAGTTCGTCACTCCGCAGGAGATGCCAACTGTCGATGCCTCCATCGGGGGGCGGACGGAGGGCAGCACGAGCGACGATCTGGGTGGAGCGAGGATCGCTGCGATCGCCGGCACGGATGAGCAGGGAAAGCCAGAACAGCTGGTCCTCATGAAGATCCGGCAGGAGTGGTTCTTCCGGGAGCAGCGGAAGATTGCAGAACGCAATCTGGCAATCATCCAGCAGGTGTTCCACAAGAGAGCGCCGGTGATGGCGCCAGAAGAATCTAGGTCAGACTACGGTATGAGGTATACGAGAGAGGCAGTCATTGATATGTCCAATGGCAGGTTCAGGAAAGAATAGGTCGTAACCTTAACTAACCGTGGAGCTTTAACATGGCCGCACCTGTAATCGGCGCAAATGCCAATAAGCTAAACGGCTTCACTCCAGTCGGATATCTGAATGCTGCCGATTGGGACGGTCGAGGCCGAGTCTACACAATCCCCGCTACAAACACTAACGCGATCGCGGTAGGAGATCCGGTTCGGCAGCTGGCGGGGCTGGATGCCTCCTACCAGTACGCCTGTATCGACATAGGAGCGCCGGGCGTGCCGCTCGTCGGAGTGGTATTGGCGCTCAGCACCAACAAGCGGGGGATGGGTCCCTGGGTGGACCCGACGCAGCTGAACACGATCCTCCACCGGCCCGCCACCGCCACGCCGACCGACTGGTACGCGCTCGTCGGAGACGATCCGAACATAGTCTATGAGGGACAGGAGCAGACGACGGGGAACGTCGCCGGTACAAACTTCACCGCCGCAGCCGCCGGCAAGAATGCCAACTTCGGGCTAAGCCCTCTGACGGGTCCGGGTTGGCTTAGCCAAGCCTACGTTGACAACGGCACGGCTGCTGCAACCACCGCCACCTATAGTCTCCGTCTGCTGAGCTTGAAGCAGAGCATAGACAACTATCCTGGCCCCTGGCAGAGATGGTGGTTTATCATTCAGAATCACGCTTATTGCAGTCGGCCTGCAGGCGTCTGATTAAAGGAGAAGGAACATGGCAGGCGGCGTAATCACTACTGGCAGTCATCCAAAGTTACTCTGGCCCGGCATCAAGGCGACTTGGGGACAAGTCTACGATGAGCATCCCTTCGAATATCCCGATCTCTACGACATTGACTCGTCAGAGAGAGCCTGGGAGGAGGACGTGCAGATCACGCCCTTCGGACTGGCGCAGTTCAAGGCGGAAGGTGCGACTGGCTACTTCGACTTCGAGACACAGGGTCCAGTCACCCGATACACCCATCTAGCGTACTTCCTCGGTTACAAGGTAACCTACGAGGAGCTGTCGGACAATCTGTATGAGATCGTGGCAACTCGGAGGGCCAAGGCGAATGCCTTTAGCATGGTGCAGACGATCGAGAATGTCTCGGTGGTGCCGTATAATGATGCCTTTACTGGGGCGTTCTATATTGGAGGGGATGGGGTCAGCCTTTGTAACGTGGCTCATCCGAACACCACGGGTGGATTCTACTCCAACATGCTCTTCCCTGGAGCAGACCTTTCGGAAGCTGCTCTCGAAGACATGGTGATTCTGATCATGGGCGTTCAGAATGATCGAGGATTGCTGGTGAGCATCATGCCTCGGAGCCTGCACATCCCCCGGCAGGAGTGGTTCAACGCACACCGGATTCTGAAGAGCGTCCTCCAGCCTGACACCAGCACGAACAACATTAACGTGCTGCGGGCCACAAACGCCTTCCCGGAAGGTATCAAGATGAACCACTACTTCACAGCCTCTCATGCTTGGTTCGTTCGGACCAATTGCCCAGAGGGGATGAAGTATTACTGGCGCGAGCGACCGGGCTTTGCTCAGGATAATGACTTCGACACGATGAACCTCAAGGCGCGCAGCTACATGAGGCTCTCAGTCGGGAATACAGATCCTCGGGCGCTCTTCGGAAGCAATGGACCTTGATGTGATACGGGGTCACGTTATACGATATATAATGTGACCCCGAATCCGGGAGATGAATCATGCCTTCTGTCTTGCCAGCGTCACAGATTCCGGCGCGGTTTCTGTCCGGAACCACACCAGATCCCGTCTACAGTCCGCTTGGGGACTGTGGAGCAGGGAACCCATTTTTCTACCAAGTTCTTGCGGACGATTTCAACTTCATAAACGTGCCGGCGTGGACAGGGACGCTGACAGCAGTGCCGGGAGATGGCGGTCTCGCCGCTCTCGCCGGCACGGTGTCATCGTCGCCGTCCTTCACTCTCCCAGCCACCGGCAGCAATCCTCCTGGCACCACGCAATCCACGAAGAAGATGTTCTTTGTCATCCGCATGATGCTGACGACAGCCGCCAGCGCTTGGAACGTAGGCTTAGGTACGCTAACTGATGGCCTCGTCGTCCAGGGCACTCCTACCCTCGGCGTAGTCACTCTAGTCAACGCGGCTAGCGCCGGCAACAGTCCCTCCGGCGCCGCTGTCACCAACACTTTCCCGAACATCCAGGTGCCCACAGTGGTCTCCGGCCAGTTCTTCGACGTGGCGATCGAGATCGACAGGTATCAGAACCTGTCGCTGTATATGGGGCCGAGGCTGGTAGGGTGGATGCCGCAGAGCGGGACCGGATACGGGCCGGGGAGCAGCGATACATTCATCCAGACCCGCGGGCGGGTCTACCGGAACTACAACTTCCTAGCGCAGAACACCAGTGCGCCGGGCTGGGTCCAGACCAACCCCATCATGTTCACGCTGGCACCGCTCGGGGCACTGTTGAACTTTACGGGCCAGGTAGACTTCGTTGGCGTGCTGAAGGAGCGTTGATGAAGGCGCAGATTCGGGATGGGCAGAAGAACGTGAGGCTAGTGATTAAGGGCATCGCGCTGAAGGATCTCGAACCGACGCCCATTCTGGATATTAGGAAGCTGATGGTGCCGCCGGGCGGATGGAAGGGCCTCCGACTGGACTCGGCGGTGTGGACGGTACAGGAGAAGATGGGGCTCGCCCTCTGGTGGAGTAATCCGGCGGAGGAAGGGGATCTAGTCTTTCCGATGGAGAGCCGAAACTCCGTCCGCTTCGACGAGGGGTTGTCCTCGCCTCGGATCGAAGAAGGCTGGTCGGGAATCCTCTACCTCTCCAGCTTCAACGTAGAGGGCGCGCCCTCTCCGAAGCGATTCTTCGTCCTTCTGGACTTTGACAAGCAATGATCATCTCCTACACGCCGGCGACCAATAACACTGCTTGGAGCATCATCTGCGGGGCCATGTGGAAGGCCTGCATCATACCGGAGGGTGACGATCCCAGCTCGGAGGAGATCGCCAAGTACACCCGGACGCTGAACCAGTACATCAACTTCGTTCAGACGCGCGGAATCCGGCTGTGGCTACAGAAGGACTTCGGTCTCGAGCTGGAGGAAGGCAAGGGCCTCTACACGCTCGGCCCGAACGGCAATGTTAGGATGGTGAAACCGATGCAGATAGAGGATCAGTACTATCTGTATCCGAAGGATATGGGAGCTACCCGCCGGCCGGTCTTCAAGATCTCCCGGCAGGAGTGGGACATGCTCTCTGTCACAACCCAGCGCGGCCCCATCACCCAGATCTTCGTCGATCCGCAGCAGTACACCCTGAACATCAACACATGGCTGATCCCGGATAAGGTGGAGGCGAAGGGGAGGTTGCATGTGGTGCTGAGAGAGCAGGTGGAGAATTTCGTCAGCATCACCGATGGGATGAACTTCCCGATAGAGTGGGCGCTGACTCTGGAGTGGGGGCTGGCGCAGCAGATCTGCCAAGGGCAGCCGCCGGCGGTTATGCAGCGATGCGATGCAATGGCCGCTCTCCACCTGCAGGCGCTCGAGGAGTGGGACTCGGAGTACGGCACCAGTATCCTGCCCCGCCCGGACCAGCGGATGTTCCAAGGGTCGCAGAGGTTTAGGGGCGGAGCAGGCTGGCGATGAACGCCTCTGCGAGGTCGATGGAGATTCCGAAGCGGTGGCCGCTGGTGGCGCAGCAGTCGAATCGGAGCGAGAGCTGGATGAAGGATGCGAGGCTGGTGAACTGCTTCGCAGAGCAGGACAAGAATCTGGGCGAGTGGATCGTGCAGAAGAGGATTGGGTATACGCTGGACTATACAGTGCCCTTTCAGAAGGGCCTCGGCATGTATGCTTTCGGTCCGCCGGGTGTGTTCGGAGTGCCTGGGCCGAAGGACGTATACTCTGTCTTCGGGGGCCAGACGGCTGGCGCCGCTCGCCCTTATGGGAACCTGTACAAGAACGGGAATCTGTTCGGCAGCCCCGGTCTGGATGAGTCTGGCACGAACGGAGGCATATACGCGTGGGTGGAGGATCAGGCTTCTCCGAACCATCTGATATTCGCAGGGGCGGAGCACATCTATTATCTGTCCGCCGGCGACACAGACTGGCATTTGGCTCCTACTCCCGTCACTGGCCCTAATGCTATCAGAGGGATAGCGTATCTGGATCAGACGATCTATTTCATGGATGCGAATGGAGTCATTTACAACAGTGCCTTCAACGATCCGGGGAACTGGCCCGGGAGCCAGGTGACGGCTAACTCCCGCTACGGCGTAGGGATACAACTCGTCCAGCAGCTCAGCTACATTATCGCGCTGAAGAGCAACAGCATGGAGGTCTTCTACGATGCGGTGAATCCGCCTCCCGGCTCACCACTTTCTCCAGTTCCGGGAGGCATCTCTCCGTACGGGGCGCTTGCCGGCACGCCGCAGGTGATTGACGATATCCTTCTGTATCTGACATCTGACAACACGGTGTCGCCGCAGGTCGTCCGGGTGGACAATCTTACGCCGACGATCGTCTCCACGCCGGCGATCGAGCGCCTTCTAGATCCCATCCCCCGCGCCTACGCTGGAGGCTACAACGCCATATCGTGGACCTTCAAGCACGGAGGCCACCGTTTCTACGGCCTGAACTTCCCCTTCCCGATAGACGCCTATGGGATGACTATTCCTTCGGCTCAAACTGGACTGACCCTCGTCTACGACATAGACCAGCAGCTCTGGTATCAGTGGACCGATCCGGATGGTGGCTTCTGGCCTGTGGTCTCTATGGCCTACGACTCGCAGGCCCGCCACGTTCTGCAGGGATGGGACGATGGGAGTGTGTATATATTCGAAGGGGACTACGAGTATCCGACTGACAACGGGGTGGTAGTGCCGGTGAGCATCTACACGCCGAACGCTGACTTCGGGACTCGCCGGCGGAAGACCCTCCATCGAATGTACTTCAACACCGATCAGACGCCGAGCAGTATCATGATGGTGCGCCGGTCGGATGACGACTATATGACATGGAGCACGCCGAGGCGGGTGGATCTCGGCAGACGGCGGCCAGAGATGCGGAACGAAGGCACCTTCAGCCGGCGCGCCTACCATTTCAGCCACCACGCCGCCACCGCCTTCCGGGTTCGGAGTGTGGATTTGCAGATGGATATAGGTGTGATATGACTCTGCTGCAAGTGCCGAACATTAGCGAGCCGCTCGTCGGTACGCAGAAGATCAACCACCGCTGGTGGAGCTGGCTCGAGGCGCTCTGGCGCTACTTCTCGACGGCGTACTCTGGGAAGGTGGCCTTGCCGGCGGCCACGCCGGGAGGAGCAGCAGGAGAGATGGTCTTTGAGAATGGAGTTCTGACGAAGTACACTGCGCCGACCTAGGAGACAGTTATGCGGATGTTTCCTGTGCAGCAGATGGTAGGCGGAGGGGGCGCCGGCGGCGGGTATCAGAACTTCGCAGGTGCTCCCTCCATCTGGGGTGGGCCGCCGACGGTACAGGCAGGGATTGCTCCCGCTCCGGGGCCGATGCCGTCCGGCATCTTGGGAGACATTGGGCAGGTAGCGGGGACCGCCGGCAATATATACAGTCTGATCCAGTCGAATGCCCTGATGAACGCCGGCAGGCAGGGCATTGCTCAGGCTAATCCCTTCGGCCCTTACAGACCGATGTATGGGCAGCAGCTGATGAACCTGATGCAGAACCCTTGGAGCGTGACGAGCCTGCCGGGATATCAGTTCCTGATGGATCAAGGTACAATAGCAGCCAACCGGCAGGCTGCGGGGCCGGGCGGAGTGGGATTCGGATCGACCGCTGACAAGGCGCTGCTGACGCAGTACGGGCAGGGTCTCGCGGATCAGTTCTACAATCAGCAGATACAGACGCTGACGGGCCTCTCCGGCGCTAACATCATGCCGGCGAACGCAGCGCAGATGATGGGGGCGGCTGGAGCGGCGCAGGGTAGCTTCGGAGCCGGTCTCCAGTCCACCCTGGGAAGCGTTGGAAATCTAATCAACCGATTCTTCCCAGATACCACGCCGGCGTTCGGCCAGATGGGCACTACAGGATACCCTGTGACAGGCGGAGCTGGTACTGACCCGAGTATGTA